GAAACGCTTACGAGCGGAACGATCCACGAAGACCTTGGCGTAGTAGCTGGTCAGCGCAACACGGGTTGGGCCGATCTTCCGGAATGGCAAGTCAGAGCGCTGCTTACGCATGCGGTAGCTGGTGCCATTATAAAGGAACGTACCATCATCACGCAGACGAGGGATCGAGAACTTCACTGTGGAAGGTTTCCCCACCGCAGGAACGAAACGCACCGTGTGGATCTCACGGTCGTTCATCGCGTCCTTTTCTTCCTCGATGCGGTAGTCGGTGATTGCCACCGGCGCACGCTGCATCGACATGACCACACGCAGGATGTCTTTCTTCATGACCTTCTGGATGTACTGACGCTCCATGGCGTCAACACGACTCAGGGTCAAAGACTTGTCGACCACGACAGCATCGTCAGTCAACACATCCGGCTCAATGATCACATCCGCTTCAGTCATCGACATCGCTTCTTCGAGCGACTGACTACTGTTGTACGGGTTGGTCAGCGACTTGAAGGAATCGCTCACCCGGAACAGACGACGGTGCTCAGCCGTGGACAGGATACCCTTGGCAGCCAGTTCATCCGCTTTATTACGGATAGCCTCACCTTCCTTAGGTGTCTCTGCCACTTGACTCAAGACGTTGATGTCGAGGCTGGTATTGGACTTCACCAGTTCGTCATCTTCGTTCATGGACTCAACGCCCTGGTCAGCATCTTTCAGCTTGTCCAGTTCATTGAGCTCATCCTCGAGCTTCTTCATCTGTTCGGCATCGGTATCCGTATCGCCGGAGATGATCGCATCGTCTTCAGCGTCCATCGCCTTGATGGTAGCTTCTGGGTCTTCGTGGAACGTGTCCTCGTTGACCTCAGGTTCTGCCACCACTTCTTCAGACACCGCCGAAGCCACAGGCGCAGCAGCCTGATGGATGATCGACATCAACTTTAGAACACGCAGTTCGAACAGGGTAGGATCCATCCCACCTTTCTTACCTTCACCTGCACGGAAGCCGTCCAACCAACCCAGGTTAACCGCTACCCAGGAATCGTTACGGCGAACGATGAGGTTGACCTTGCTGTACATCGCAGGGTCGAGCTTGGACAGCAGCGACTTCTCACGATGCTTACCGGCCCAGACAAACAGGTCAGCCAACATCTTGAGTTCAGGCGAGGTCAGCTTCTTCAGGTTCGAAGGTGCAGGGTTAGCCGCAAACTCACGCAGGACCGTCAGCGCAGGCATGATAGCCGGCAAGTCGATCTCGAGGTAATGAGACCGCTTAGACGTCGGTCCGATCTCGTTGATCTTCTTGACGACCTGGCTGTACACGTTGTACCACTCGAAGTAACTCGCGCGGAAGCTGATCGGGTAACGAACCAGGTGAGGTAGGAACGCGTAGTTGAAGCACACGAGGCTGCGGGTGTCATCTTCCAACCGCACCATGTTCTTGAGTGGTCGGATCTGACGGTTCAGACGACGGTACTCAGTCAGCAAGGTGTTGGGGTTAGCCCCAGGCTTCGGGATAGGACCGCCGATTGGCTGCTCCATCTTGGCGATGTTGTCAACGTAGACGATGCCAGGCACAGGGCGCAGCAGTTCGTCGTTCATCCGAGGGCCAAGCCGTACAGCGTCAGTGGTGACGAAGTGATAGATCGATTGCCGCGGCAGTTGCATCCGAGCAATCGGATACACCACCGGGGTATCGAAATGCGATCGACGAAAGAGCGAAAAGCGTCTCTCGTAAATCGCGGGAGTCAGCATGTCTGACATTAAGTGTTACTCCCTACGGAAGTTGGAGGCTATCGAGCACAGAAGCAAACTCACCTTCGATCGGCTTGGAGACGTGATCGAAACGACCCGTCAGGTTACGCACCACGAGGTCCGAGGTATCGTAGCTAACCGACGCTCGTACACGGCCGTCTGGTTTGACCCATGCGTTACGCGTACCCAGATAGCCCTCGATCTCCTCCAGGGAGTCTTTGAGCATCAGGGTGGTCGCACTACCGGTGTCACCGTCGAAGTCTGCCCCAAGGCCTGCTAGGCGGCTAGGATGCGGAGACTCAGAGTCGTGGTAGGTGGTCAAGCCTGGTTTCGGGTATTCCACAGCCAGGAAGTCATCGCCTTCCATCGGCATCCACGTACTGTCGAGCTCTCTGCGCACTTCACCGATAGTGGTGGAACGGACATAGAGTCGGGACGGGTAGGTGGAGTCGTCACCAGCAATCGGGTAACGAGTGATCGTGGTGAAGTGCTTCGCCCATTTGCTATAACCCGACAGGTAGATCAACTCCATCAGTGTGATGGGGTGGACCTGATTCTTGTCTAAGCCAGGAGGCAGCTCACTGATGTCATGGAAGATACGGAAGGTGCCTTCGCCCAGATACACCAGAGCAAGGTAGCATCCCATGATCTCTACAGGACGATGACGAGCTTCCACGTCGACCAGACTCTGGATCAATTCCCGGAGGCCGTCTTCAGTGGTCCACTTGTCACGTTCATAAGGAGGTAAGTTCACCCATGAGGTGCGCAGCGTCTTCTTATCGATCAGAGGGACATCGCCTTCCATACCACCCGAGACTTTCTCGAGCACACCGACACGCAGCCAGTGGATGACCAACGGCGCCATGGAGCTCGCGGCCTGATACACACCCAAGACTGTAGAGTCAAAGGAAGGTACGTTAGGCGATTCGAGGTTTTGGCCCGAGGTGTTCATCGACGTCAGAACGTTACGAGTACCGTCACGGACACGACGCGACATGAACTTGTCTTTAAAGAAACCATCCTTGCCGCTGATGATCCCTTCAATATAAGCGTAGACTTCGTTCACGTTCATCTGGATGGAACGGCGCACTGCGTCATACGCAGGGGATTCCATGTCGCCCGATTCGGTGATGGTGGAGGCGCTGGCAAGAATCCTGTAGTAGTAATCGTTGATTTCATGCTTGGTCACACGACCGTCTTCGCCAGCTTCTACGTCACGTAGGCCGGCAGGCATGACAATGAACTGCTTCAGGGTCATGCGGTGACGCCACCGCTCGATAAAGGCAATCCGCCCGTTACGCGCTGGGGAGGCGTTCTTGTTGAAGACCAGCTGATCCAGATGCTGCATAAAGAATGAGTAGCCTGTCGAAGCATCATCACTGATACTCGCGACAAAGTCACCAGCTTCTTTATCGAACTTCGCCGTGCGTTTGCCGTCGAGGATCTCACGATAGAGTTCCTTGAGTGCACACAGTTCGCGGTAGATCTTTGGATGGAGCACACGTACTTTCAGGTTGATCTTGCCGTAGAGTTCATCGCGCTCTTTCGACCCCACCAATCCGAAGATCCGGACGGAGAACAACCCGTCGTCATGGAAGTCGGTACTGGCACCGTCAAAGATATCAAGTCGCGTGATCTCCGGAATCTGACGCAGGTCCTGAGGTTCTGCGTGGAGAATCCACAACATCACCGGGAGCATGTTCGTATTCATGCCGGGGAGTACATTTGTATTCACGATACAACGCTCCGTTTAAAGTTTATGGACTAACACCCCATTTTGAGAGGCTGTTATGGCTAGTAAAGATAAAGTCGATTTCGACGACTTAAACCTCGACGATATTGATTTTGGGGGCGACTTCGATTTCAACACGGACGGTGAAATTAAGTTTGACGCGGATGATGACCGCTCTCCCATTGAAACATTTGTATCGTCCGCAAAAGATGGTCTGAAAGACCGAATCATGGACCGCGGTCTGATTCGCCGCCTCCTTTCGTTTGCACTCCCGAAGGGCTATAGCCAGGCATTCAACGCATACGATTCCTTGTCGAACGGTGTCGCCGACATCTACAAGGATAATGCGGCTGAAATGCAGCCGTACATGCAGAAGACTAGCCGCTTCCTAAAGCAGCAGAACCCGATGTTCAAACGGCTGTTGCCGAAGGGTGCTCGGGAAGCGCTGGACGCGAGTGAAGAGGAAAGTGTTGATTGGGGTGGCAGTCAAGATGACAAGCTGACCTCAGACATCAACGGCATCGATAAACTGCTGGGGATGGAAGCACGCAACAAGCTCGATGAGAACATCACTGATGCGCGCCGTGATGTCCGGGCTCGTAAAGAGTTCCAGACCACCACTGGTATCTCGCTCGAGATGGGTAAGTCGATCGGCCGTCTGGTTGAGTACCAAGACAGTGTCCTGATCAACTACCATCGTAAATCCTTGGAGCTCAAGTATCGTCACCTCGATGTGTCGATGCGGACGCACCATGCGTCCGAAGTATTCCACAACGACGCCCTCGACCTTCTGAAAGCCATCGGCAAGAACAGCGCGCTGCCTGACTTCTTGAAGATGCGCAACACGGAGATCGTTAAGGAACGTCTGCGCCACCGTCTGGCTGATAACATCATCGGCTCGGCCAGTAACTTCGCCAAGAAACACCTGGGTAGCATTAAGGACAACCTGAGCCAAAGCTTGGGCGGTGCCATGGGTGCACTCAGTGCTGCCAACTCCATGGGTGGTGGCATGTCCAAGTCCGCTATGGCGGGTGAGGCATTGGGTGGTCTGGCGTCTGAAGGTTTGGCGGATCTGCTGGAGTTCGCTGTTAAGGAAGGTCTCACCAAAATGGGTCTCGGCAAACAAGCCGGCGCGATCCAGGACGGTGGACGTTTCCTGCAAGACAAACTGTCTGGCTTGTCTCAGCGAGTGAACGACTACGCTCGTAGCGAAACCACTTCCACCGGTTTGAAAGGTCAGTTCGAGGACTTCGTTAAGCGTCAACTCGACTCTTACACGATCACGGACAAGATCAACGGTGGTGGCGTTTATGCTCTCGACGAGACGGCCAAATTCGACAACCTGTTCCATAAGACAGTTGTCGAGATCATTCCTGGTCAATTGTCCTCGATGGAGAAATGGCTTCGTACCATTGCTACCGGACAAGAGCAAGAAGAGCATGCGTACAGTCATTACACGGGCGGCTTCGTTACTCGTGATGTACTGAACCAGCAGCACGTCGACATCGGCTTGAAAGCGGGTGCTGGTGATGCGGTTCGTAAGCAGCTCGACTACCAGCTCAAGGACATGGGTGCTGAGGAGCTCTCTCCTAAGGCCAAGCGTGCTCTGCGTTCCCGTCTGATGACGGACATGTCGAGTAACCGCGACTTCGACCCACGTACCCTCGTGAAGCCAGAGTCTTGGACAAACGCAGGTCCTGATGTTGCTGAAGAGTTGGTGGAGTTCTTTGCCGGTAAGTACGGCATCGACATGGAAGGCAAATACATCGACGATGATGAAGATGCCAAAGCCCTCCGCACCAAGGCTCGTGCTGGTTATCTGGACTTGGCTCCTCGTATCACTGACTACACCAGCCGCATGGCAGGTCTGTCTGAAGTGATCGGTCGTCGTTCCTGGCGTGAGCTGGGTCTGTCGAAGTACGACGGTCGTACAGGCGATACCATCGACACCAACGCGATCTATGACAAGATTGCGAACGAAGGTGGCGATGAGTTCGTAGACGATCGGAAGGAAGAGGAGAAGGCTGAGGACTTCACCTGGTCCACGAAGGGTATTAAGGACGGGATCAATGCCCGTGCTGAGTTGGCTCGCAAGAAGCTGGCGGAGAAGGAAGCTGAACAGAAACGCAAGGAAGAAGAAGCGGCGAAAGCGGCTGAAGCTCTTCGTGTTGACGTAGACGCTGGTAAGACCACACCGGGTGCTGGTGGTCCTGCTCCAACCCCTACTCCGATCATTACCCCAGTGGTTACCGGTCAGTTCAGCCTTGACCCTATCAGCATTAACCTGCTGTCCACCACGTTGAGCGATGTATTGGCTCAGCAAGGTCCGGGTCAGTGGGAGATGACACTCCCTGAGCTCCTGGAGACTGTTGACAAGGGCACGCATGATCGTCTGGACGCTATCCTAGCGGCTGTGCAGGAAATCGATCCTTGTGGCTGTGAGGGCCGTTCGCCTGGTGCTCGTGTTGACTTCAATCTCGCTGAGAACGCAGCGACTGCCCGCGACTACGTGACCAAGCGTTATAATGACGCGAACCTTCCTGCCAAGTGGGACATGGCTCGTGGTTACGTGACGGATCGCTACGATGAGTTCGGGATGCCTGAACGCATTGATCAAGCGCGCAACTACGTCGAAGGCAAACTGGACGAACACAACGTTCAGGGTCGTCTGACCGACGCTCGCGACAAAGCGGTCAGCAAGTACCACGGTCTCGACATTCCTGGTCGTATCGCCGAAGCCCGCAATCTGGCGCAAGATCAGTGGGATCAGTTCGACGCACAAGGTCGGGCGGATGCTGCTCGTAAACGTGTCGAAGAGTGGGACGCTCAGGGGAAACTCAGAGCCCTCACCGATAAAGCTCTCGTCAAGTACGATGAGTTCGATGCGCGCGGTAAGACGGAAGGTCTCCGTGATCAAGCGTTCGAGAAGATTGAAGAACTGCGTGCTCAGTTGGAAGACTTTGATGTCCGTGGTCGTGCTGAAGGTCTGAAGGATAAGGCACTCGGCAAGATTGAAGACTTCGACGTTCGTCGGAAAGCTGAAGGGTTGCGCGATAAGGCTCGTGAGAAGTTGGACGAGTTTGATCCTCGCGATGCTTTCGACCGTGCTAAGGAATTCGTCAGCAATGCGTTTGGCGGTGCGACTGAAGGCAGCAAGGAATACTGGGACCGCATGCGTGAAGTGCTGGCCGAGGAACTCCATCGCGCTGGTCACATGGGTGGCGGTGAAGCTGGACCGGAAGGTGAAGCCACTCCTGGTCAGTCCCGTGGGATCGGTGGTCGTGTCTGGGGTGCTGCCAAGAAGGCTCCGGGTATGGCACTGCGTGGTCTGGGCAAGTACTTGGGTTGGTCTTACAAGACGATCGGTGCTGGTGTCATGGGCGCTGGTAAGCTGGGCGTTGCTGGTGCCAAGCTTCCGTTCACGGCTATCAATGGTCTCGGCGTGTCCGATGTCCATGTGCAGGGTGAGACTGAACCTGCATTGACTGCCAAGAACATCCGTCGTGGCTACTACTTCGACGTCAACACCAAGAAGGTCATCGAGAAGCTCAAGGACATCACAGGTCCGGTGAAGAACCGGGAAGGTGAGTTCGTGTTGACTCAGGAAGAGTTCGACAAAGGCTTGATGTCTGGTGATGGTGAATCCCTGGCTGGCTGGGTAGGTCGTAAAGGTCTCAGTGCAGGCTTGGGCCTTGCTGGACTCGCTGGCCGCTACGTACGTGGCAGCTACGGTCTGATGGGCAAAGCGATGAAAGGCGCCTTCAACCTCGCCTACGATCAGTTCGTGCAATTCGATGCCTACTTCCCAGGTGACGAAGAACCACGCATCCGTTCCTCGTTGCTGAAGAAAGGATTCTACCGGGATGCTGACGGCGCTCCATTGACGTCCCTCAAAGACATCAAGGGTCCAGTGTTCGATATCGAGGACAATGAAGTCATCTCGCAAGAGGAACTCGATAAGTACAAGTCGCTCTACACGCGCAACGGTTCGCTGTTGTTCACTGTGGGTCGTGGCTTGGTCTCGGGTACGGCTTGGGCAGGTGACCTGGCATTGAGAGGTGCTAAGGGTTACGCTCGCATGGCTGGCAAGTTCTACAAGGGATTGTGGAAAGGGGCTAAGGCGATTGGTCGTGGCGTCAAGAGCATGGGGATGGGTCTTGCTGGGAAGATGGGCTTTAAAGCCGACTCTCCGGAAGGTGTCGCAGCCGGTGGCATGTACGGTGGTGATGAAGAACTCCATACTGCCGTGTTCGAAGTCGGTATCCAGCAGCTCAACACGCAGCGCAGCATCTTCGAACTCCTGCGTGAAAAGTTCAAGATGGAACAACGCGACAAGTGGGACCTCGATGGAGACGGGGATCGCGACAACTCTTGGAACGACATCCTGAAACGTCGTAAGGCGAAGAAGGATGAGAAGGACAGCGCCAAACAAGCCAGCGGTAATAACGCAGATGTCGTCAAGGCTATCGACAAGCTCGGTAAGAACCTAGACGCCGCCCTGGATGAGCTCGGGGACCGTGTTGAAGAGTCGGCTGAAGATGGCCTGCTCGATCAAGCTGCGGATCTGGGTAACATCGCTGATGGCTGGAATGGTGATGGTGGTGAAGGACGTGGTAAGCGTCGTGGACGCGGTGGTCGAGGCGGGCGGGGAGGTCGCGGTATCCGTGGCAGACTCGGTGGCTTAGGCGCCAAGGCCAGAGGTCTGGGTGGTCGTATCGCAGGTTCTCGTGCAGCCGGTTGGGCAGTACGGGGTGGTACGATGGCAGTCGAAGGCGCCATGATGGCTGGCAGTGCCGTGATGGGCTCCAGTATGATGGCAGGTCTCGGGACAGCGGCAGCCGCAGCAGGTTCCACTCTACTCGGGTGGGGTGCAGCAGCAGCGACTGGCATCGGGGCTATCTTGTCGGCTCCAGTGGTCTTGGCAGCAGCCGCTATCGCAGCGGTGGGTTACGTGGGCTATAAGTGGTACAAGTCCTCGCAAGCCAAAGACAACCCGATCTTCTATCTCCGGATGACGCAGTACGGTGTGGCACCTACGGATGAGACCCGCGTCAAGCAGATGCTTGCGATGGAAGAGTTGCTTCTTCCTGCGGTGACCTTCAACGGTGATAAAGCCAACATCGATGCAGCCAAGGTGGCCATTCCAAAACTCATGGAGATCCTTGAGATCGAAGAGGGTGAGGACAAACGCCTGCGGTGGGCATTGAAGTGGCTGGCTCAGCGTTTCCGTCCAGTGTTCCTGGCACACGTTGGCGGTATGAAGAAGACAGTGAAGTCCACTAAGCTCAGCGAAGCGGACCAACTGATCGATGGGTCGGTGATCAAAGAGTTCCTCGAGATCGTTGACCTGAAGAACTTCGAGAAGATCTACAACGCCGTGTTGGAAACCCCGTTCGATTCGACGATGGGCTTTGGCGGTTCGTTGGATTGCGGCGCTAGCGATGTTGAGGACGCGTTCGAGCTGGTGCGTGACCGCATCAAGGAGACCGAGAAGAAACCAGAGGCTGCGAAGTCTCAGGACACACCGAAAGACCCAGAGGCTGAGGGTGGTGAACTCGGTAAGGCGGTAGCGGCTGTAGCAGTAGGTGGGTTGGATCCACTGGCGGCAGCAGCGAAGAAGAAGGCTGCGGAGGGAGAAGCGCTGGATATCGGTGGGATGATGCGCAGTGGGATTGATCCTACAACCGCATTGTCTCCAACCGGTGCAGGTCCTTTGGCGGCAGCTGCGGCTGGTGTAGCGATGACGGCGTTGCCTCTACCTGAAGGCGGTCCTGTGTCTAAGGAAGTGGATGGGGCTACGGTCTCGACTGCTCCGAAGTTCGAGTCTCAGGAAGAACCGGCGTTGATGGCACGCTGGACGAACGAACCACTGAAGGCGGCAGATCCATTGTCGATGGTCGGTGGTGCGGTTGGAAGCCTGTTGAAGAGCTTCTACCAGGTACAAGCGAGTAAGGTGAAAGCCTACGCGTCTTCCCTGGATATCCCGACTGCGGTGCGTTACCTGGAATACGGCCTGACTGACTTCGATGGGGAGAAGTGCAAACAACTCCAACAAGTCGAAGAGCTCTACTGGGACTTCCTGAAATTCAACGGCTACGACAACGCGTTGATCGACGGTGATCTCACGGCGCTAGAAGACACGGTGATCGGCATCTTCACTCCGACTGGGGGTAATCCTCAGAACGTGCTGATGTGGCTGCGTTATCGTTTCATGCCTACGTTCCTGCAATACGCTATCTCGGTCCGTCGTCGTCTGCCTGGTGATGTCCGTCAGGCTCCACGTAACCTGACCAGTCAGCTGATGCGTGACGTGCTGATCGAAACCACCCAAGCGGTGGACAGTGACGCCGGTACGCTCGTTTGGCTGAACATGCCTAGCCCATGGCCTAACTACGTCCTGGGTAAAGACGCCAGTGTCACCACGCCGTACATTGATGCACTGCCTAAGAGCCTGAAGTCCCTCGCGGTCGATGGTTTGAAGAATGGCATCCAAGCGGCAGCTGGATCTAAAGCTGAGCAACCTGAATCCGCTATTGAAGGCAGTAACCTGAACCAAGGTTCGCCTAACCAGCAGAAGGAAGAAGGTGGTCTGTTCAGCAACGCTGTCAGCTCGGTGAAGAAATTCTTCGGGTTCGGTGGCGATCCTGGTGGTACAGCCGCAGGCGCTAACACGTCGAGCGGTCAGTCCGGCATGGCAGGTGGCGGTCCAGGCCTTACCCCGATCCCTGGTGTGGGTGGCCCTCCGGTTGCTTCGATGGGTGCTGCTGTTGCTCACCCTGGTGGTGGTGCAGGTGGTGACATCAACACCTTGCCAACGGCTAATGGCGATGGCTGGGAAGCGATGAAGGGCATCATCGTGGGTGCAGCGAAGATGGCAGGTTTCGACCCGTTCATCTCCGCGAACGTAGCTGCGGTGGAGTCTCAATTCAAACCTCGTGCCGGTGCAGGTACCTCTTCCGCGAAAGGTCTCTACCAATTCGTGAACGGTACTTGGGGTGACATGCTGCGCAAGTACGGTAAGAAGTATGGCATTGCTTCGAACACCCATCAGTTTGACCCTCGGGCGAACGCGTTGATGGGGATGGAGTACATGAAGGAGAACTACGCTTACTTGAAAGAGAAGGCGAAAGTCCCTATCACGGATACGGCTCTGTACGCAGCGCACTTCTTGGGTGCGTATGGTGCACGTAAGTTCTTGACAGCTCCGGGTTCTGCAAGTTCTGAGGATATCGTGGGCAGTGCAGCAGTCAAGGCTAACGCTTCGGTGTTCCGTGAGCCTACAGGTCGTAAAGGCGTCTACGGTCGCGTCAGGACGGTTGCAGAAGCTTTGGCAGAGATCGACCGCCGTATGCAAGCCGCGCGCAGTCAGCACGATCTCAAGCCTGGTCAGAAGCCTGTTGTCGCTGAAGGTAGCGAGAACGAAGCCGCCGAGAACAAACCTCAGAATGGTGAGGGTGAAATCGGTGGAGCAGCTCCTGAGATCGGCATGGACACTCAAGCCGCTCAAGGTCAAGGTGGTGGTGCGCCTACTGCTGACGCTCCAGGTGAGTCGGGTGGTTCGGCTCCGATGGCAACGGGTGGTGGAGGTGGTGGTTCTGAAGGTGCGGTGTCGAATGCGTCCAATGGCATGCCTACTGGTGCCAGCAACGCAGGAACCTCGTACTCTCAACCTCCTTCCCCAGATGCCGGTGCAGCAGCCGCTTCGGGTAACGCAGTCCTCACCCGTGAACCGGATGATGATCAGGGTACCTTTGGTACACTACGTCTACCGGACGGTACTGAGTTCTGCACTCTGGAACTCCCATGGCGTGGAAACGCTACGGGTGCCTCGTGCATTCCTCCAGGGACCTACCAGGTGGCGATGCGTAACTCGCCGAAGTTCGGGCAGATCTACGAAGTGCAGAACGTCCCAGGGCGTACGGCTATCTTGATCCACTCGGGCAACGTGGCAGGTGACGAATCCAAGGGCTACAACTCTCACGTAGAGGGTTGCATTCTTCTCGGCCTGAGTAAAGGTAAAGTGGGTGGGCAGAAAGCGGTGCAACAAAGCCGTGCAGCTGTCGCTCAGTTTAACGAGAAGATGGCGGGTCGGCCATTCACCATGTCCGTCATCGGCGCAGGCGCTAACACTTCGGCCAAGTCGGTAGGGGATGCTCCAGCAGAAGAAGATACCACCAACGCCACTGGTTCGCCAGTCAGCGCTCAGGATGTTGCTGAGTCGGCTAACGGTGCAGCTTCGGGTTCTTCCGCCGCAGTCAACACTCAGACAGGTCCAGCACCTACTGGGAACGCCGCGCAAGACTCCGCTGGTACCGGTCCATCGACCGGGTCTCCACTCGCCCCAACGATCTCGCAATCCACGGCTAATCAGAATCAGAACAGCATGGCGCAATCCACAGCTGAGCTGAGTACGACAGTCGGTCCGTTGCTGCAACAGCAACTGGAAGTGCAGAAGTCGATGGATAGCTCTCTGACGCAGATTCGTCAATACCTGGAAGCGATGTCGAAGCAGCAACCGGCTTCGCAAGGACAACCGGAAGCAATGCCAGGCAGCAAGGATGGCCAACGTCAGTGGTCGAAGGATGAGTCCGCAGGGACTCCGCCAGAAGCCACCCCACGCGCTACGCCTACCAGCACGGGCAGTGGTCGTAACCCGATCAACACTCGTCGCACCAACGCGGTAACGTAAACCCATGGGGGAGGTCAGACTCCCCCATTCACCCACGGAGGTCTCCTCATGGCAAGGACAACCCAGCTCGATAAAGCTTGGGCCGGTCGTGCATTCCTTGTACCGCCTTCGTCACTTTCCGATACGTTGAACGATCGTCGGCGTTATTACAGTACCGCCTCTCGTAAGTTCACCGACACCAGCCTTGGTGGACACTTCGCGCTTAACCCGTTGTCCCAGTTCACGGAGAACTGCGACTTCCCGCACAAGTCGGTATTCAGTGCGAGTAACGGGATGGGTCGCTGGTACAGTGAAGTGATTGACGACAACTCGCAATTGGTTCACATCCGTTGCGGGGTGCCGAAGTTCAACTCCATGACCAACTTCTTCAGTAACTTCTACAACGTGCACGCTGGCGCTGTAGCGAGGACGGGTCGTGGTCCGGACATCTGGTTCTCTATTGGTAAGGCTGCTGGCATCATCGGTACCTTGCCCCTGCAACCGTTTATCATGATCGGGTCTGCGATTAAGTTCGCACTCGGCATGCCACGGTCGAAGTTCTATTACCTCAAGCCCACCATGTACCCGTATTGGTACGCCGTGAACTCCATGGTGAACGGGATCATGGTGAACTTGGGTCTGACGCCGAACTTCTTGGCTGAAGATACCAAGCGTTTCTACGATCCAGTGCAGACACCCACCGAAGCAGACCAAAGCGCTATGGCGAGGGTCTACGGTGAGATGATCAACTCCGAAGGTGGCTTGGACTTCTTTGCCCTCTCCACCAAGGCACAACGTCTGGCAGACCGTTATCGCAAGATGTTGGATGCACAACTGGATCAACTGTCTGGCAACCCTGAAACGCGTGCTGACGAATTGCGCAACATCCTCCTGGATGGAGCGATGGCTGGTACGCGGAAGTTGCAGGACCGTTCCTATTCCCTCTCCGATTACGAGAAGGCCTACTTGGCTGTCTCCGGTGAGTGGAACGATGAGTACCAGTATTCGTCGGAACAGGACACCACGGAAGATGAAGCGTGGCTGACACGTCTCTGGAAGGAATCGGTGTCGAACGCCCGCATGGGTGCTGACTTCGTAACCTTCCGCTGCAACCACACCGGTACGCAGTCTGAGTCGTTCAGCAACAGCATGACTCAACCGACGCTACAGACCGAGATCAACGGGATCAGCTCTCGTGCTCGGATGGCGCGCTTCAACATCGCTGACGGTAACATCGCAGGACCCATCGGTTGGATGGCAGACAAACTCAAGTCTGTCGTGGCGGGTACCTTCGAAGCGTTCCAGATCGAAGGCTTCATGGCGTTGGCGGGTAACGCATTCGCTGACATCCAGAAGACCTACGAAGCGTCCTCGGCTGACCTCAACCGAACCACACTCACGATTCCTCTGCGCTGTTGGGCGGCGGATGACTGGCTGCGGTTGAAGAACCTCTTTATCCCACTGTGCGGCATCTTGGCATTGGGTCTACCACGAGCAACAGGTCGTGCTTCCTACGACGGTCCGTTCTTGCTGGAGGTCTTTAACCAAGGTCGGACACAAATCCGCGAAGGGATGATTGAATCCATCTCGGTAGAACGTGGTGTGGGTGACGTAGGTTGGACCAAGACTGGCAAGCCACTGGGTATCGATGTGACGATCACCATCGTCGACCTCTCGACTATCCTGTCGATGCCGATCAACCCAGGCTTCAGTAACGTACAAGGCGCTGCTACCTTGGCCGCTGAGTCTGTGGGTAGTGCGTTGGGTGGTGAGGCTGGCGGTAGCGCCGGTGTTGCTGCGGTGACTGCGTTCTCCAAAGCCACGTATGGTGAGGACAACAAATACACCGATTACCTGGCTACTCTTGCAAGTCTTCCGTTCGAAGATCAGATCAGCACCAAACGCCGGTGGAAGCTGGCAATGGCGCGCGGTCGGGCTGAGTACGGAACGTGGAAGTCTCCAGCACGAATGGCATCCGGCATTATGGATACCATGCCTGGCGATGTGATCAAGATGTTGTCTCTGCCAACATCTCGAGCGTAAACAGCATAGAGGCGGGGACAATCCCCGCCTCTATGCCCTATGCGTTACTTTTGTTGACGACGTAACCCGCCGGATACAACTCAGCCTGAACACCTGCAACGTTCATGGGACGGATCGCTCCACAGCTGATCGCCATGGTACGCTCAGGTTCAGCCATCATCATCAAGACTTTGGCATCAGTCCCCAAGGCCACCCAGTTCTTGTAGTCGGGGATAGCCACGCCATTACGCAACTTGGTACTCCAATAGATGGAGATCCTTGCCAAGGTGCTGATCAACTTGACTCGCTCAGCAGCAGCCAACCGCATGTCGAAGTCTTCCGGGAACTTGTAGCCTGCCAGGATTTCTGCGATAGCGTTAGGACGCTCAGCCAACAGACCGTCAGCCCCCAACTTATCCAGTGCCTTGTTCACACTCTTCAGGTCAGAGGTGTTGATGGCGTTTTCAATGATGGCACGGAAGATAGCGTTCTTGACGGATTCATCGTGAGCCATCTCGGCCACGTCATCGACCAAGTCACCGACCCCGTAACGGACCAGCTGCTTAGCGATGCCACTTAGGATACCAGCCTCGGCTCCTAAGTTGACGAACTCCATCAGATCGCCCTTACCGGTGAGCTCTCCTACGAATCGGATCAGGGAGTCGGCATCATCGACGTCAGCACCCTTGATGAAGGTCGGAGCGGCACCGTAGAGGAGTTTGCCGAGTTGAGCGATGTCACCGTAGCCTGATTCGCCTAACGTGTCTCCTAGGACGTTAGCGAGCGTACCACCCACTTGCCCCAAAAGGCTTGGGAGGGAAGAACCCATGGTACCGAGGGCTTTCTCCACCATCTCCATCTTGGTGAGGTTGCCGTTCTTAGCACCCAGTACAAGCTCCGTCAACTCACGGGGAGAACTGGTGTTGCCCTTCAATCCATCAATGGCATCCGAGTAGATCCCCTTGGTGGTTTCAAACACACTGTTACGGGTCTCGGTGTTCGTGACCTCGTACGTATCTTTAACCAAGAGCTTGTCGGAGGGACGCCCTTGGAAGATCGAATTTGCTAAGCGACCAGTTGTCATGATAAACCTCGCGTTGTTTACACAACATTCGCAAAAAAAAGAAAGTGCATAAAGCCGGGGATTACTCCCCGGCCATGATTATGCTTGTTGCTTCAGCTCTTTACGAAGTTCTTCGAAGAACTCCATCTGCCAATCGCTGTCACGCGGGTAGACAACTTTCGGCGGGTTATCAGCGTACGGAGATCCGTAAAAGTAGTAATGGGCGAAGGGGAGATCAGAACCACGCAACAGTTCTTTCAACTCTTCATTGTCCATGACCTTGGCGCGAACGCCTACAAGGAACTGCTCCTTGAAGTCTTGCTTCCACACCACCTCGAGTGTGTTGCCAAACTTCTTCGCATCGAAACCAGACATGGCTCTGAGCGATTCGTGTTTGCAACCTGTTTTCAGGTAATACCACAGACCTTCAGCTGTACGGAACATCCCGTAAGTCGGGTGATTGACTGGAAGGTCAGACAGGTTAGTCAAAAGTCTACCCAAGCGTGTACGACCCTTGGTGTAAACGTCGATATGGGTAATGCCATCGTCCAGAGGGCTGTGGGCGGGTACTTCTTGCTTACTCATCTTCGTGATCCTCTGGTGTTTCGGGTTTCGGTTTCTCACTCGCGGGTTTGCGACGTTTGCGATTGGATTCAGCGACGTGTTGCAATCGACGATCGGAGTAACGGTTCCGAACCTCGATCTCGCTGGTGTAAATCTTCTCGCCGTAATGCATGTCGATGCGCACAACGTACTTGTCACAGCCCAACAGTTGGATCAAGGTCTCCAACCGTTCCCACGAGATGGACGGACGGGTCAAGGCACGGGAGAGGTTATTCTTCTCCTGAGCCACTAACCGCCGATCACCCCCGTACACCTTTTGGTAATAGCGTTCCATCTTTCGGTCGAGCGAGTCGACGTTAGGGGAGTGGGCCATGAGGATATCTCGAAACATTAAAGCGAGTAGGTTCTCTACATCGTCTTTACCAGTCTCCGGGTTGTTGACTATCGTTCGAAACGTTTTGGCGCTCATCATCGTATCCTGTTGCAGGTCCCACTTACTTTCGATGGAGGGACAGAGGATGTTTTAGGTGTTGCGGATCGTTATTGATGTTTCGAGCACAGAGAGCACGTCACTCACCACCCCTGAGAAGTTCTTTCTCATGTAGATAGAGTATGAATGCAGTGGATCGGTGTACTTGTCTACATACTCGTAATGTATGACTGACAGCTTTTGCAGCAATAGCTCTAGAACGTCCTGAGGTGCTCTGTAACCGCTACGGACATCGTAATAGTAGTCCACAATGGTTACTTCGCTCATGCTCCGTCTACGGGCTCTCCAGGTGTTAGGAGTGTCTGTTTCAGATCGCATGCAGGAGTACAACGTGTCTAACCTGAAGAACAGGTCATTTACGGTGTCTGTGTACGTCATCAAGGTGACGTCGAAGTGTTTGCTCCCAAGTTGCGGTAATTTTATAGACGTGGCGACTTCCGCCAGGAGAAACATGCGTTCCCAATCGTCATCAGGTAATCGTTCGGGCAGGAAGAATTTATCCACGCCGAATAGACTGTAAATAAAATCTAGCATAGGAGACAGCCATGTCTGGTGAAGTATTAGAAGGTGAAGTGTTTGTCGCCCAACAGGGAGACGTGGACCCCGGCGAAGTTGTAAAGTTTACGCAACGCCTACGCTACCAGATGGTGGGCGACCTCACCAACCACGGCGCGAAGATTTCTGGCGACAACAAGGAACTCGCCAGCCTGCTGCGCGACATGGACCGTTCGGCTCTTACACAGCGTGAGCTGAACATCCAGGAAGACAGCAGACAGGATGGACGAGTGGCCATTGAAGCCTACGCCAAGTTCCGCGGCTTGGTCGGCAAGGATCCATTCACCCAAGGTGGAACAGTCCAACGTCGACGCGACCCTACGGAAGGGGTAGTTCTTCCCCAGGTGGAGCTGGTTCCGGGTGAAGACCATCAGGGCGAGTTTGCTCTGAATATTGACGATTATGTATCGCCTGAAACATAGCCTGGTTGTAACACACCCAAGACGTAGGAACGTGGATCAGGGATACCCATTCTTGTAACACGCCGGAGCGGCACGCGAATACGTCAGTGACACCTTTCTCGGGAACAGGATCTTTACCCAGCGGCGAAATGCGCGAGGTCATGATCACGTTCTCGGGAATCTTATTCTGCAACAACTCTTGCTGGTGGTGCTTCAACCAATCTTCGACGTCATACAGTGCGATCATCTCGAACTGATGCTCGAAGCGTTTCACCGTGAGATCCTTCCAGGGCACGTACGCCCCAAAGACACGCGTCGGCAGCGGCATGTAATGCTGCATGCACTTGACGATGATGTCCCGCTCAGCCTGCGTTAGATCGTCGTAGGGATAGAAGTTGATGTAGAGGTCCAATGCATCGAACTCCACACCGCGCTCCAATGCTGGCAGCTCCTTCTTAATGTCCATTCGAATCTGGTAGACAAAGTCTGTCATCTTCGCATAGGCAATAGTATCACCGTTCCGTTCAGCGAACGCTTTCTGATACGCATCCCACGTAACCATGCCGTCTGTAGCTTTTTCGAAGTTGTCGTGTTGCCGGAAACGGTAGTACTCAGTCGAGGCCAGCACTTCTGCCAGCCCATCCTTTTCCTCTTCGCCCATCATGCGAACGACCGTAGCGTGGCGAACATCAAGCAACATCTCGATATCGATCAGTGCTCTTTGATTGGCCATTTATGTCTTCTTCGGTTTCTGTCCGGCCAGAATGCGTTCAATGCCCAGGTCAGACAGACGCTTGTTGTACTGTCCCATCGACAGCGAGTAGAGGAACATCAGGAGAGGGTTCTTGCCCAGTCCGTCTTGGATCTCTCCAGCAGTTTGACTCAACTGCTTGTTCTCACTCGGAATGCCTTGGGCGTTCTTCAGCCACGCCATGGATTCTGCTTGACGCTGAGCGACATCCGTCTGGAGGGTAGTCATGCCGATCAGGTAAACGTATTCGTTCACCATCTCGATGATCCACTCCATGTCGAACTGTTCGGCAGAGAGCTTCTTCCATACACGAATCCCACCGGCTTCAGTGGTGATCGAGTTACGCCAGACGATACTGCGAATCAGCAACAGCAGCTTAGCGGCACGGATGTACCCTTCGTTGCCGGATGGTTCTGTGAAACGAGCGAGAATCGAATCGGCCACAGTGATGTCATTGGGCTTTTGCATAAACGTCCTTACGGTTTAGCCGTGCCCGGAGCAAATGCATCCTCAGGGACAGGCGTGCCAGGTTTCAGGTTGTTACCCAGGTGCATGCAGTTGAAGAACACGGACATAGTGTCGATGGATTTGGCATTACCCAGACCCGACACTTGTTCCAGCGTACATTCGCCGTTCTCCACCAACTGACGACGCATCTCACGATAAGCGGCTTCGTCACCACCCCGCACTTTGATCTTCTCCATGATGGTCCGGTCAAGGCCACGAGAAGACAACGAGCTGAGTTCAGGCGCCGAGACACGGCTACCCTTGGATTGGCTGGTCGGTTGGTTGGTGAGGTCGTCGATACGCTGGTTGTGTTCAGGGATCGAACGCTTCTTGACGACTGTCTGCGCCTGACGACGCACGGGCAGGTCAAGCACCGGGTAAGGGTGAGGTGTTACGTATTGCAAACCGGTCGCACCGTCCGTCATGACCAAGCGGTGAGTCAGGCTCTTGCCGAGGCTGCGCACCAGTTGGAAGTTACGAGCGATGGAGATACGTGCCTTACCGAGGTTAGGAACATAAAACGGGAGCATCTCCCGGTTCTTGATCTCTTCCGGAGTTTCGGCTGGACCCAGGCGACGGATGTACGCTTCGAAGTCCTTATCCGACATGGCTGCGAACTTAGCCGCAAGCAGGTCAGGGTTTGTCTTGTCGCCAGGAATAATCTTGGCGATGTTGTCCAAGATGAACTTGGTTACTTTCTCACGTTTAGCGTTCACGGGATCACCCTTTGGTTGCACTTACAGCATATACGTGGCTGACATTGGCCAGCCACGATACGTCACGATGCAACGACTTACGCCGAAGGGAGATTGAAGCGGACCAGCGTCGGAAGAACATGACCCTGGAAGTACTTCAGCCACTGCGCCGGTGTCAGATCATCGATCAAGCATTCACGCTCGTCGAGGGTCGGTACCGGGGCTTTGCTCAGCTCGATACGAAAGTACTTGTTGAGCGAAACCATTTCATCGCCGTGGGTGTTCCTGAAAGTAGCACGGAACACATCGCCGAGTGCCTGCTTGTTTTCACTGAGCAGGTCTTCAACTTCTTGGGACAGGTGGGTCATGACAGCAATTCCTTGTGGAATGACTCACCTGCACCGCTTAGTCAGCGATGATTTCAGGCAAGCCCATTTCTTTACGTGATTTTGGGTACCAGTACGGGTGGTATTTACCAACCCGCATACGGAGGATATCCAGGGTAGACAGGAAAGGCACCTTCTCACCTTCTTCGACAGTCGTATGCCAGAAGCGAGTGTTCAAGAGCAGTTCCCAATCGTAGCCCATGGCCTTGATTTCGTTGTACAGTGCTTCTGGTTCGCAGTGATAGGAATCATCGATATCCGTACGGTACGTGAATGTCCAGTGCATCTCCATAAGGATCTGCGCCGCGCGCTGAGCAGCAAACGATTCGCGCAGCTTCTTGCGTACGTTGGTCCGACGGATTGCCATGTCGGGATAAAGTGCCAACGCGTAGTTTTGAACGTTCCCTGTCAAACCATAACGACCAGCTTCGCGCAGGAGGTAAATGAAGTTGGACATGTACGGCAGCCAACCTTCCTTCTGACTGACGATGATCGGCAGCGGAATACCCGACGGACCGTACTTCCCACGCATGTTGGTGAGCTTCAGTTCGATCAGATCCGCTTGCTTGGTTTCATCACCAGGCTCGTACGGGAATTCGGCCACACCCTTTTCCTGCATTTGGGTGTAGTGCGTGATTGCATAACAGTTACCGGTCTGGAAGCTCAGGTTCTCAGGCACGCGTTTTAGCTTCACGTCGCCTTTGAGGTGGTTGAGCGTCTTGATGTTCGGCTTGCGCGGATCGAGCTGGTACTGTTGACCAACATGCGCCGTGCTCAATAGATAGATACCGTGCTTCGCCGTGAGGTCTGGCGCTTGCTCGACGATCTGCGATTTACCGCTGTTGACACGCATGGCCAACATGTTCAGTTCGGAGGTACCGACACTACCTTCTGCCAGCATTTCAACGGCCGATTCAGCCTTGAGACCGGACAGGGAATCCCAGAACTCGAGCAACGGTACGAAGTACTCGTACGGCTTGCCGGTGCCGGTGTCGATCAGTTCCAGCTGTACACGCGGTTCTTCTTTCAGACGCTTCTTAGCGAATTCTTTCAGAACGTTGAACAGCTCGGTACCGTTGTAGTCGACCGACGAGGTGAAGAAGATACGGTCTTTAGCGATCAGCGATTCAGGTACTGGGAAGCCAGGCAGAGGCAAGCCCATGGACAGTCGCACGATACGTTCTACACGTTCCTGGACGATGGTCGTCTCAGTATCATGTACGTGCATCACACTCGCCGAGAAAGCCCGTAGCATAGCACCGCCATAACCGGCGGCGATAGTGGACTTGAACATGTTCGGCAAAGCAGCGATGCAGGAGAAAGGTGCCAAGCCACCGTTCAGGATCATCTGGCCTTTATGACCCTTGACCCAGTTACCGGCCGAGACGTCGAGAATGGTTCCCGTGTTCGGCATGGGATAGAACGGTGCAGCAGGTTTCTTCCATGCGGCTTTAAACATATATTGCTCCGGTTTGATATGTAGCACGATAAGCGGACCGTGCAGAACTTATACACCCTACCCAATCAACCGAGGGGACGAAAACGTGTCCAAAGAAAACGCCTTCCTTAAAGAACTCGTTAGCAGTGAGATGCACAGTAATGTTGACTATCTCATGTCTACCGCCAGTAACTTTTCACAAGAAAGTAAAGTGATGGCCTTCATCGACGACGCCCGTTCGCAGTTCAGTGCGTTCGTTGGTCGTGCGGCGACATTCCTCACCAGCTCCAAAGTCGGCAACTTCAAGCCGGTCACTGTCATCCCAGGTAAACTCACCGAGTACGCTAATGCCGAAGGCTATCGCAGCATCGGGCAAAAAGTCGTCTCGATTCCTCTCGGATTTCAAGGTAAGTACATAGACTATATCCGGTCTCTTGCTTCTGCCTTGACCTACGTGGAAGCGTTGGAGAAGACCATCGGTGCAGCAAGTGTACAACTGGCCCAACTGGCCGGTGATCCAGATCGCATGAAAGCCCAGAGCAGCCTTCGCCAGCTCGAAGCGCTGATCAAACCTATGCCTGCGGCTGATTTCAACGCCCTGCGTGCCTACTGCGGCAACCACGGCAAGACCGTGGCGCGTCTGGCTGACGTCATCGACAACGGTGGTGAGATCGAATCGATCTACCGTGAAGTCAACCTGCTGAACCAGCGCTGCGCTCGTGTGGACTGGGCAGGCATTGACAAGAAGACCACTCGCCTGGCTGAGCTGATCGTTCACGTCCAGAAGGAAATCGAAGGCAGTGGTGACGGTGATGTCTCCGGTGCTACAGCTTCCGGCCTGTCCACCATGATCTACGGTTTCGCTACTACTGTATCGGCAGCGGCTGTTGTGGTCACCGGTGTGCAAGAGCTGACCCAATGCCTCGCTAAGATGGTTGGCGAAGCAATCGAAGCGTAAGCAGCACAAACCACCTGGGGTTTGACGCCCCAGGTGGTCTCATTCCTTTATGCTGTCCGCAAACAGTCAAGTACCGCTCTCACATCCATCGCGAAGGTGGAACCGTCACCGTACTGAAACCAGCGTGGTAACATCGAGGTCAGTCCATTAGACAGCGTGCTGAGATCTACCTCCCCTTTCTGGAATTGCTCGACCAGTTGTTGGGAGGAGTTCTTTCTCCATATCCAACCAGCGATGGCAGCGGGAAGCATCAGAGCACTTGCAGAACATGCCAAGTGCAGCTGAGTATTCACGGTATCCATTTCGGTCGGGGATGGATTCTTGACGCCTTTCAGCTTGAAATACAACGACGCTACGACAATAAGCCTACGAACACGACAGTGCACTGTGTTCTTGTCACAGACAGTATTTCTCGCGTGGGGGCAAGATGGCAGGGATTCTTGCGATGACGCAATAACATTGCCGGACATATGGGAATACCTACGGGTTATCGGGTTTCAGTTACGCCCGATCAATCGCGTAGTGGATGTTGGATTCGAAGCGCGCCCACAGACCCACGTCTCCATTCTCCAGCTCCACCATGGTAGCATACCGCCCAACCTTGTCCGACTCGCGCCAAGTCACGACCTTAACGCTCTTCACGTCAGGACCGAGTGCCGCCAGCTGGTTACGGGAGATAATGTCGCTACCTAGGATTAATCGAACCTTGGCTTCGTACGGCTTTGGTTCAGCATTCTCTTTCTCGAGGTTGAAAACGGGCTTCACATCGATATACTTCGTGATTTGAGTCACGAGGGGTTTCAGTTTACGGTTGCCCTTAGTGTCCTTATCCTCATAGATTAGGTCGGTAATCTCAGTGAGGACAAAGTACTTGTCGCCATTCCGTATGTTTTTCAACGTCTTACGGAGTGACTGCCAAACACTGGCTTTCCGGAAACCCAGGCCCACTGGAGTCTGCTCAACCATTACCGGTGTCTTGTCGCTATTGACGGTGTCGAGCCGTTCCTGTCCTTCAAACAAGAAGGTGGTCCCGTAGGTCCGAACTTCGTTGTAGATCCGTGCAGAGAAGATCGTATCGAGGTGGCCAATCATCAGACGACCACGCTCGACAGAATCGCGCTTGATCGCGCTTTTGCGCAATGCTTCCATGATCGGGTCAGGCTCAGTCACCAAGCATACACCCAGGAAGTTGTCCGCATACCGCTTGCCCGGCAGGTCATCTTCCTTATCCTTGGTGCCGTGCGTCCCCACGTAGTAAACGTGATGGCCAGTGTCTTCTTCCACGAAGTCTTTTTCCGTGGTGGAGAAGTACCAACGAGGTGCCTGAAGAATACGTGGGACTTCCGACTTCTGATTCCAGTAGCCAGCAGCATCACGCTCTTCACGGATATCGTCGAGTTTCTTCTGAGACAAGGCCAGACCACGAGTAGCCAGCGTGTCCGCACGATCATTACCTGGATGGCCATTGTGGCCTTTGATCCATTCCAGGGTCAGAGTCTCGCAGCGAGCCGTCATCTTCTCGAAGAGGTCTTTCACCTTCTCCCAAGTAGGACGGTACTTGATCGGTTCGCCAGTGGAACCAACCCAGCCACGCTTAGCCCACTTGTCCACCCATTGAGTTGTGCCTTGCACAACGAAACGGGAATCGGAGAAGATCTTGACCGTCTTGAGTTCAGGACGTGTCTCGAGCCACTTGAGGGCTTCGTACAACGCCCACAGTTCGGCTTCGTTGTTACTCCCCATGACCATGTTGCCGCCAGTGAGGTCGTGGTAGTTCGTGACTGTCACTTTAGGAGCAGTCGAACCGTCGAACTGATAACCAAGCGCCGTCGGAACAACCTTCGGATTACCTGTACCACGCTTGGGCTCCTCATTGGTGAAGATGTAAGCGTGAACGCCCCAACCCGCATGCCGGGTGTGCATCAGGTACCCAGCATCGCAATAGACGATGGCACTACTCGCCATTGTTTCAGTAGTCATGCACTTTTATCCAGTAGGTTATCAGTATAATTCCTACACAATGAGAAGCCCCTGTAAAAACTTACTCACCGCACTTCCCTTTGGCGGCAAGAGCTTTCAATTCATCGCGAAGAAAGTCAATGTGTTCATTGAGTCGGTCGACCACACCCTGGTCATCATCGTCCTGAAGATCGTCGAGTATGGGCTTGTCTGGGATGATGTAGGTCCCACCTGACTGACAGGTCACCACAAGACGAGGTTTCTCATGATCCGCCTTCGCCTCGATCGTATTGTAGATCACGATAGAAGGCTGGGGAGGTGTGAGTGGTACACACGACCCCAACATGAAGGTCGTGCAGAGTAAGAGTTGTTTTGGGTGTATCATTTGGTGGGCCTTAATCTATCGCCTTGAGCTTTCCGATTGCGTAATCTCGCAGGGATGGTTTTCCCTTTTGTTTCGGAGGCTGGGCGGCGGTTGGACGTTCGGGTGGTGAAGGATGCGGTGTTGTGGGGGCAGGAGTTGCGGGCCGCGCTTTGAGGCGACCTTCTAATACACTGATCAAGAGAGTCTGGTCAGAGTTTGTTTTCTTGAGTTCCACGATCTCGGTCGTCAGCTTGGTGTTCTTGGCATGGGTGAGGTCAGCCACGACTTTGACATAGTAGAACAGAACGAACATTACCAACAAACAGGCTGCCAGTCCCGTAGCAGCCTTATTAGAAAGCAACAACTCTCTAACACCTTTGTCCTTCAACACGATCTCTTTCAGAAACGGAAAGAGTGATTTCAGTATCAGTAGTATCGTGTAGAGAACGGACACATCTGGACTCCTTTAGGGCGTCTAAAAAATACTATGTCTTCTTAGCAAATGTACGTGTTTCGAACACGTTCCTGGTTCATACCTTTTGCCGTAGCGCTCAGAGGTGATTCGTGAAGAGTTTTAAAGGGTTCGCCCACATCGGCACTTTGGCCGACAACAGAGATCATAAGGACGCACCGGTCGGTGAGCTTTCAGCGCTCTCTCAGACCTTCACGCGCGATCAGACCAAGCACACCAGCGGCGCTAACCCAGGCTTCATGTTGCGTGGTTTCTCCTACTTCGTCGACGACGTCAAGACGCAATTCCCGGATGTGGATGCGCTGAAGATCCTGGCGATCATCGACTGGGTCTACGGTAAGGCTCGTCTCGGCACGCTGACCACTGACGTCCTGTCGGTCAAGAACGCGTGGATCACAGACAACGCTGCCACCTACGACCTCCTCGAAACCGGCGAGATGATCTTGTTCGACACGAACAAGTATTGTCCGTCCTACATCGTGTTCGCACCGAAGGGTACGACCACCCGCTGGAAGATCTGGTTTGCGGAAGCAGCCTTCTTCAACCAGTTCGACGAGTTCGAGTTCAACCACGTCAAGCCGTTGACCAACCTCGACGACTTCTTCCTGGATTACGTGAACCTCAAGCCCAAGCTTGCGGCCCGTACCTTGAGCGACTCGATCTCTCAGGTAGACGTCCTGCGCAAGTCTGATCCTGAGACTCGTCTGCGTGTTGATCCATTCGACTGGATTGACCCGATTGACCGTACCCTCAAGATCTCCGTGGACTGGATGTCGCTGCTCTGGGGTGAAGGCGGTAACAACCTCGATGCCACCAAGGAATCGTTGGCGGCTTGGATCCTGGCTAACTCCACCCACACTCGTGAAGAGTGGGCAGTTATCTTCCCAGACATCTTCACCTCCACCGAACTGATCTTCGTTCCTATCTGGGATGAGTTCGCTGTACCAGAACGTCCTCGTGAATCCGGCATCTATCGTGGTGCGGGCAACATGATGGCAGGTATCGCAAAAGCAAAGTTGGTCTGCAAGGGCGTTAAGTACACGCCCACGCACATCCAGAACGTGGCGAACGATTGCCCTACGCAATTCAAGTCCGTCCGTTGCATTGTGGTGGGTGGTCCTGAGAACCGTGATGGCAAGAACCAGCTGATCCTGCAACACCCGGATTGGTTGAACGTGCCGACGACTCATGTCGACTTCATGCGCATGTCCGAGCTGACGCGCGGTGCAGTGATGTTGATCATGGAGATGCTTCAGTTCGCTGAAGAGATGACGCCTACCACAGCGCCACCTACCGGCTACAACCGGACTGTCCGTGACGGTGTCATGTACCTCTCCAAGACCTACCAGAAGTTCCTGTACCTGGTAGTGACCAAGTCCAGCTTCGACGCACTCGTGTAAGAGGTAAGACATGGCCAGAATCACTCCACCTATTGGAGCGAAAGGCCTCTTCAAGGTCCGCAGTCCTTACGTAGTGTCGGCAGCCGCCGTTTACTGGGTAGGTGCTGTCCGGACCTATGAGGAACTGATCGCTGCCAAGATCGATCCACTGACGCAAGTGTACGTCCCAGTCGGGATGGGTCAGGCTGATTACAACCAGGACATGATCGAGGGTGCGCAGGTTATCACCCTGCTGTCTTCCGTCCGTCCTCCGCTCCACATTCCAGATACGTACATTCTGGAATACCCGAACATGTCCATCGTTCCACACTCGTGGATCGTGTGCACTGTCAGCTGTGGGATTCTTCCGGATACCTACGACCTGACTCGGATGCAACAAACGGTAGCGGCGGCTGTGTCAGAATACACGGGCGTGCAATCGACTGTGACCATCTCGACTGCGCCTACAACTGACTCGGTGACAGAGGCAGCTTACCTGGAAGCGAAAGCTGTACGGGATGCCGCACTCGTTAACAAGTCCACCGACTTCGTTGAGAAGCTGGCGTTGCAGGAACAACTCGATAAGGCCAACGGCTACATCGATGACCTGACCAAGTTGATTGATCAGCAGGAAATCGTTATCGGACAACAGGCTCAAACCATCGCCGACCGCGATGCGGAGATCCTGGCGTTGAAGCAACAGATCGAAGATCTGACGCCGTAACGTAAAGGGCATAGAGGCAGGGCGCGTAGCCCTGCCTCTATGCTGCAACTTAGGAGTAGCCGAACTCTTCGAAACACATGGCGTGTTGATGAGGAATACCCCACACGCTACGCTCACCACTGTGCAGGGGAGGTGACTCCCCATACGCCACCAGACCAGGGTACTGTAATCGCAACCGAACGACCTTCTCTTTGAGAGGGTTCACTCGTGTGCCGATCTTACAACGAACTTTCTCGATGCAGAACAGGACCGGCTGCTTACGCTGGAGGAAGGATTCCATGTCGTCGAGCGGGCAAGTGATGACCGGGACAAGTCCTTCCATCAACGCCGCCTGCACTGCCATTGCACACTTCGCTTCCACGTAGCCGTAGGATTCGACCTCACGACACATCGAGATCATCTTCGTTACGTCTTCTTGTGTTTCCATCCAGATAGGAACTGGCTTACCTTCAATGGTCAGCTTCCGCATATTCGAATTCCACATGCTCGTTATAAGGGTGGGGATAGTTGATGTTCCGGTCATCAATGATGATGGTTTCGGAGTTGGGGAACGCTCGCTGGTTGTCAGGGTCGTGACTGATGATCAGGATCTGACTGAAGCGGTCACTGTCCACAAGATCCTTAATCAGCGGGATCAGGTTGTGGGCGTGGGTCTCGTCAAACGTACGACCAGGCTCATCCAGGAAGAGTGGGTACCCGGTCATGTTCAGGCTATAGTAGAGCGTCAACACAAACGCACGGTTCACGATCTCAAGCATCGAGTCAGAACCATCGGCGATGTCTTTACGTGTGCGGTTCTCGTCCACGATAGGGAACTTGTAATCCAAGTCCACATCTTCACGTTCAGGCATCTGGATATACATCGGGTGGTTCCATACGCGTTTGAGCATCTGGTTCACACCGCCAACAATCGCACCGATCTGCGCTGTGATCTGTTCAGCAATCAAACCAGTCTTCGGCGACATTGCATCAGTCAGGTGTTTGTACGCCTGCTGCTCAATGAGCTTCTTCTCCAGTTGCTGCTCGAGGTCTTTCACGATCGTCATCACCAGATCGTCTTCAGCCAACGCTGTTTCGTTGATGGCTAGAGTCGTCTGGAGTTTGGCAATCTCCTCATCCGCCATGACCTCAGCTTCACGATCCAGGTACGCGATCAGCTTGAGCTTCCAATCCTCCACCTTCTCTTCAACATCCCCGTACCACTGGGCGAAGAGTGTGTCGTAGGAACGGTCGTCTTTGACGTCCTTCAGCTCCAGGTCTACTGCGGTACGATCTTCAAACGTCTTGCGGTAACTCTTGAACAGCGCATCGCGTTGAGCAGTCAGGTCATTGAAGCCAGCCCCTTCACGCTCGTAGCTTTCCAACGCGTTCCTGATCTCAGTGATCCGCTTGTTCAATGCAGTCGACTTCTCATGCAGGGTTACTGTACGCTCGTACATTGCCAACTTCTCGTAGAGACCACGTCCCAGATCGAAACCACCCACGCTATCCAGGTAAGCGAACAAACCAGGATGTTGTTGGATGTAACGACGACGAACCTCTTCGAGACCTTCAAACGCTTTGAAGTTATTGTCTGCATCCGCCAGCTCGTCAGCCAACGTTGCCACTTCTACCGAGACGGTCTTGATGAAGTCATCACCCTTCTGTTGGCGTTCACGCAGTTCACCAACTTCGGTAGGGTTGATCCCAGGCTTGAAACCATGCTGGCACGAAGGACAGGTCACGGTGTCGCACCGTTCGATCTGGTGCAGTCGTTCACCAATGGTGTTCAACAGGTTGTCGGCTTTGCTGAAAGCGATCTGACGCGACTGTAGCCGCTCAGAGATAGCCATCAGTGCATTGTGCGTCACTCGAGTAGCGGGGAGTTCAGCACACGCAAAGCGCAACGCTTGAATCACGTTGTCGCAACGCACGATCAGCGATGGATTGATGTCGATGGTGAACATCGGCAAGCTATCCAGTTGCTCAGTCAAGGCTTTGTGCTCATCGGTCAAGGCATCGGGGTCAACCGACATCAGACTCTTGATACGCACCAGCCTCTGGTTCAAATCGGCGAGGTTAGATCCCCGCTCTTCTTGTACGGCTTTCAAGGCAGTCGAACGAGAGGTCAGGTCTTCAACCAGATCATCGTAGGTCTTACCGCCTTGCAATAGACGTGGGTATTCCATCCGGCTGAATACATCGAACCCATTGAACAGAGCGTTGTACTCGTCCTGGAGGTCAGCCATGCTGATGTAGTCACCTTCCATACGAGGGATCGACATCAACGAACGGATCTCAGCTTTCAGAGTGACGGCACGAGCACGCATCTCGATAGCGTCATTCGGTTCCAGCAAACGTTTGCGTTCATCATTAAGACGACCACGCAAGAACGTTACGACGGACGAGGCAGCTGAGTAGCCTTTACGGAAACGTTCGAACTGACGGAAAGCAAAGTTGAAGTCCGATTCGGACATCCGAGCAATCCAATCACGACGTTGCGTAGGGTTGAGTTCGGTGAACTTGGTCTTGCCAATCACGAAGTTGTGGATCTCTGGAGTATAGTTGAAATACTCCTTCACGAGTTCCAGCTGAACTGTGATCGTATGACCGTCGTTCTTTTCTTCCCCGTCTACGATGAAGGAGTAATACTTCTTCGATTCGTACTTCTCAATGATGATGAACTTCCGACCCCGATCGTGGATATGGACTTCACGTCCACCGCCTGGGAAGAAGTCTTTCTCGTTAGTCGGGAGTGGGGAGAAGCCAATCGACAACAGACTACTCTTTCCGGAACCGTTTGTCCCCAACACCATTTGAATGCGTTTGGTTGGACGAATAACTATAGTAGGCTTAGTGAGCCGGTTGCATTTGTGAATGCGAATGTAATCGTAGAACATGATTTATCAGCTCCGAGCCTTTCTTCTTTACCATACTTTCAGTGTGTGAAACTTTACGAGGTACTCATGGCCAAGGCTTCAGTATTTAAGATGGTCGGTGTGGGTGTCGTGGCCAACAACAAGGCAATCATGGAACGGGAGATCGAGGTCACCCCAACCGAATGGCTGCCCATGCACGATGGCGAGATGGCGTCCAACGCTGCAAAGATGACCCACAAAGCCAAAGACATCGACGGTAACGAATCGCAAGGCATGATGTTGACGGACCAGGTGGTCAAGGCTACGTGGATGCCTAGCGGCTCTAACCGCCTATCCCCTCCTGATGTACGCCGTGGTGTCCATGTCGAGCTGTGGGCCACCGCAGACGCCGACAAGTACTACTGGAAGACCATGGGGTTGGACGATCATCTCCATAAGCTCGAAACCATCGTCATCGGCATCAGTAACACCACCGATGAATCGGTCACCGAGCTCAAACCGGAGAACATGTACTGGATCGAGTTCTCGACGCACAGTAAGCGCTTGGCATTCTGTTCGAGCAAGTCTCAGGGCGAGTCGTATCAGCACGAACTCTACATCGATACGGACGCCGGTGAGTTCATGTACACCGACGACATCGGTAACTTGATCAACGTACAGTCCAAGGTCAACCTGATTCACCTTCAGAACGCCAAAGGTACGTTCGTCAAGATCGACCAGCAAGACATCAAGATGTACGCACCCCAGGACATGTTCGCTGACATCAAGCGTAACATTGAAGTCAAGGCGGGGAAGGACATCAAGGTCACAGCTGGTAACAATATCGACGTCGAAGCCAAACAGAACCTTCGCACCAAAGGCGGCGTCTTGGCCAGTATCGATGGTGGGGGCAGTAAGATGACGCTCACCGCGGCTGGTACTACGCTCAAAACTCCGAAATTCACAGGTAGTCGCTAATGCCTCTGATCTCTCTTGTAGGGCAGTCACAAGCCGGAGGCCTTATCACCGGGCCAGGAGCTCCTCATTGGACCGCAGAGGGCCTCCCAATGTCCTTGCTGGGCGATGGGGTGATGAGTCACGCTCCAGGTATCCACCAAGGACCTGCAATGGTGATGGCTACCAGCTGGATGTCTATTGAAGGCATCCCAGTTGTCATTCAAGGCTGTGCTGCCAGTTGTGGGCATACGGCAGACGGCAATCCGTGGTTCGACCTTCCCATGTAGGGCATAGAGGCTGGGGATGTCCCCAGCCTCTTTATGCTCAATACTTCAAACGTTCGTTGAAGATGTCCATGAAGTAGGCGCTGGCGTATTCCTTATTAGGGGCATGCACCTTGGCGTCGTTCTCGTAGGCATCACCGTCCATGACGTTGCGTGTGTCGTGGAGGTAGTTCGGCAGGTTGTTGACATCCACCGCCATGCAGTACATCCCGTTGTTACCGTGGATGGTGTACGGAGGCAAGAAGCCGTTCGCCAGGATCAGTGGCCAGATGGGTGGGACGTAACTGTAGTAGCGGCCTGCAAGACCAGTGCGTTCTACCGGAACGTTCTCGAAGAACAGGTTCGGCGAATCCACGGCGATGAGGAAGGTATTGCTCATCGTCAGGTATGCTTTGATGCACGGGTCCGTGTTCATCAGGTTAAGGTCAATGGCGCCGGTGTGTTCGAGGTTACGATCCATCAGCTTGGTCACTGGAGTCCAGTCGATCAGCTTACGGGTATCGTTGTACCGACGATGCAGAGGCAGCTTCCACCATTCGAGCATGACGGAGTTCTTACCCACGACCTTGTACTGGTTGCCAGCCGTGTGAAGGAAGCCGCCCACCACCAACATCACGTACTTGTTGCTGAAGTCAGCACCAGGTGCGGTGAGTACAGCGCCTTGAGCCAATGGCAACCCTTTGCGACCGGTGATCATCGATGCGGTCACTGGGTAGCACTGGATCTTGCCAACATTCTTGAAACTGATCAAGCCGACTTCATTACGGCCAGAGAGGTTAACACTCTTGCCGCCGTCAATGATGCGGAAGCCGTCAGTGCCTGCGTCAGTTAAATGAAGCAGACCGTTGACACTGGCCAGGCAGTTGTTGAACACGTCCATGTAGTCGGTATCGGGACGGGTCAATCGCAGGTGGGTCAGTTCTGGATCAGGGTACTGGTTGCCTTCACCGGCCAATGGGTGGATGCGTTGTACGTTGTATCCGGCAGCGTAAGCTTCCGAAGCAAGGGCACTCGACTTCACCACAGTGGGCACGGTGAGGTCAAACGGGACATCACTATCACCAATAGCGGTCAACCATTGCACCGTAGTCAGGTTAGGACTGTATTGGTAGAACATGGTGGCGACTTTAGAGACGTCGAGACTCACCTGGTGATCGATAGAAGGGTGGGACAAAATGAGGATGCACTGACTGTACTTCGTCATGAGATCCCGGACCAAAGTGGTACGGACATCAGTCGTTACCAGTCGTTGGTTTGCACCACGAAGACTCGCCATTGCAGTTACAAGCGTAAACATGTTCGACTCCTGTACGGACGATCAAAAATTATATGCGTTACATCCCAGTTGCGGGCGATGTCCGCATTAGAACCGGAGACGATTAATGGCACTCACTGATTACTTGTACCCTGTGGATCTCACAGGACAAGCCGCTACAAACAAGGTGCTCAAAGAGCGCCAAACGTTGAATCCTCCGGGCGAACCGCTGGACTATCATTTCATCCTCACGAAGGCAGGTCCGTACTACCGTGACACGCTGAAGCTGAAACACATCACCACGGGCAAGACTTTGATCCGTGGCGTGGACTGGATGCCGGGTCATAAGTTCCATAGCGCGAGTTATGAAACTGAAGGTATCCGTGGCGGTATCTATCAAAGTATTCTGTTCATGGACCGGACACTGTCTGGTATCGTGGAAATTACCGAATACCAAGTCCTCGGCGGTAGCTGGTCTCTCAACGAAACCAAGTTGCTGGAAATTGCCTCTAACCGGGCACTCGATCCACGGACTGTGACGTACGAAGAAGTGAGTGGGGTTCCGACCGCATTCCCTCCTATCGAACACGCCCACGACGTTACCGACATGACCGGCCTGGCCGAAGTCATCGCCTCCAACTATGACATCGCCGCGGCTATCCGTGAGCGCACCGATCATTGGTTGGAAAACCCACCCGTCTTGTTCAGCGAGTATTACAGTCGCGACGAGATGGACGCGATCCTGCAAGGTCTCGACACCGGCGGTGGTGCGGCTGAAGAAGACTTGATCGCCATGATCGATTCGATGACCACGTCCTACACGACAGCGGCTAACCAGTTGGCGGCTATCCAGGTTGGTGCTGATACCACTAACGCTAACCTCGTGACGACGATCGACTCGATGACTGCCACGTACAACCAGGCAGCCACGGACCTTTCCAACCTGTAAAGGACTCTCTTCATGAGTGTGACCACATCCCTCGCCGCCCTGAAAACGGCAATGAACAACACGTTCACCAAAGTCGGTGAATTGATAGTTGGTCAACGTAAGACTGCCGCCACGTCCGATGTTTCGGGGATGGTTGGTGGGAAGACGGCATCCCAACTCGCAACCGCTGTGAAAGCAGCGACCAAAGCACACGTTATCAAAACGGGTAACGCTCACAACGATACGGCTGCGAGTGTTGGTATCCACTTGGATGCTGACTGGAAAGCCATCGAAGCTGAGCTGATGCCTAAGGCCATCGTACCGATCTGCCGCTATGGTAGCCTCAACTATCTGCCGCCCGGCGTGACAGGTAGCTTCGAAGGCGGTACGACGGCTAAACTGCGCAACGCCTGTGCGGCCATCATCGAAGAAGACGGTACGGCTGTTTATCTGCGTAACGGTACGGACGGGGCGAAGAGCGGCGTGTTCTACGCGTTCATGCCTAACGCTGCTATCCGTGCCAGCCAGCCGGTCAAGACCACACGTCGCTATCGTCCTTCCTGGTTCCCTGCTGGACAATCGGCTCATTCGGTGTTTGCATCGAGCTCGTCGGTTATCTTCGGTCAGCTCCAGGATGCAGCTGGTGTACCTGGCGATTACTTCCTAGCTCTGTCCAACGGTACCTTCGACGATTCGAAGCATACAGGTGGTATCATCCCTAAAGCCGCGGCGGAAGCCATGGGTAAAGACGGTGAAGCCATCCTCGCTGGTAACAACGTGCTGTTCTACGGTCTACCGGCAGTGAACCAGGCCAACCCGTGGGAAGTGTCGGTCTTCACCATGTCGAAGGCTACGCTGAACGCTGCAAACGGCGCGGTCGTTACGTTGACCCAAGTCACTGGCATCAATGCCAAGGGTTTTGGCAACATCGACTACAACGGCATGAACGGCATTCGTCTGGCTAACAAGCTGGGCAGTTACCTTCCTGCCGATAACCCAATGGTGTTGCTGGTTGGTACGTTCTCGAGTGCAGTGGTGTTCTATTGGGACGTCCCGACGATGGTCTCGGCGTACGATGAGGTCTCTGGCCTGATCCGCACCAAGGTCTACGGTCAGTCTCGTTGCGTGACCACCGGTAACTCGCTCTACCAGGGGATCGGTTTCAGCTTCACCTACAACCCAGTGACCAAGGTCGCCAAGTTGGACACGGCGATGTTGGCTGGTCAAAGCATCGTTCGAGAAGCGGGCGATCTACCCTCGTACGAAGGTCCTGTCTACGACATGCTCACGTATGACAAGCTCGCGACCACTGGCCAGCAGAAGTCGACGTACTGCTTCGACGAGTACGGTAATGCGTTCAGGATGATGGTGTCGACCGGTGTGGACAACATGACCATCCAGATCGGCAAGATGAACAACTTCGTTAGCCGGTTCGATAACCTGGAGGTCACCGCCACCACTATCAGCAGTAAGGGTAGCGTGGCGGTTCGTCCGTCGTTCGGTACAGCGCTGGGGAGTAACTTCCACAGTCCCTCGCTGGTCTCGGCTACCAAGCTGGTCATGATGGCTGATGGCGTGAATGCTGCCGGTGCTTATCAACGGGGTCTGGTGACGACCACGCTGGAAGGTACGGGCAACAACTATATCTACGATTCGATCTATCGGGGCCAGATCAAAGGTTTCGCCCCCTCGGCCGATCGGCGCTTCCTGACTGACATGGGGTTGGCGCAAGCTGACTACGAGGCTCCAGTCAACGAAGTCAACGCTAGCGGTGTATTCTGCTCCAGTCTGCGCTTTATCTGCGGCAGTCCTGGTCTGGGTACTCTCAGTCGTCTGACGGGCAAGAAGTCCATCGCAGGCGATCTGTCAGTAGGTGCCAACGTCAGCATCACAGAAGCCCTCTTGCAGAAGACCGGTAAATCGATCTCCGACAAGATGGTGGAAGTGGGTGCAGCTCCGCTCGAGTTCTACGTGATCGAGTTGGTGGTACCGACACAGAACGGTGTTCCTCCGTTCGCCCTGATGGTAGCGCAGGACACGTCGAAGAACCTGATCTTCACCATCGCCAAATGTGCTGTGGTGCGTGATGCGGCTGACAACATCAGCAACGTCACCGTGAGTAAGGTTTATCCTCAACGCGTCGTCTATGCTGCTATCGGACGTGGTATCGCCTACAACGCCACCAACATCCTGTACTCCGGCGCATGCTCGATGTGGGATAACGGCGATGTGGTGTTGATCGGTTCGTCTTGCTCGGCAAACTTCCTGGTCCCAGGCGGTAACCCGATCCCAACCATCGCGTTCACGTACAACAAGGCGGAAGGTGAGTTCCATCACAGCTCCGACTTCAAGATGCGGACCTTCAACCACTATTCGAACTCCTCGGGACGGCATTTCATTGCCCACCCATCTCTGGGGTTCGGGTTGCATTGGGGGACGATCGGCGAGACGGGCTATTCGGACGAAACCACCAAGCTTAACTTCCTGCCAATCGGTCGGACACAGGCGGACTACGATGCGTGGTCTGGCGGTACTGTAGCCCCTACCGATCAATGGACGTGCTTGGCTTCTCAGAAGGCAGCCGAAGGTTGGGTCCTGTACTTCTCCGAAGACACCCCTGTGGTGCTCAACGGGAACTACTACACACTGCCGGTATCGAGTGTGGACCTGCGGACGATCTTGGCTGATGCGTCTAACCGGACGTTCTACGTGTACGTTCGGATCGTCAGTAACGTGGCGACCTATGTGGTGGCTACTAACCAGACGGCTGAGTCCAACACCAACATGTTCGTGGGTAAGGTCATCACCAACGCCACGCAGATCGCGACCATCGAGATTGAGAAGGTGACCCGTCTGGGTAACGTCCGTATCAGCTTGACGGCCCGTGGTTCTGCTATCCCGGTCAGTTCTGGCCTCCCACGTCTCGCCGACAAGTTGCAGTGGAGTTAATACATGCCAACGGTCCAGGAGAAAATCGCGACGTTGCTGGTGGAGATCAAGGAGTTCTCGGACGAGATGGTTCGCCTCTTGTCTCGGAAAGCCCCAACCTCAGCCACGTCTGAAAACGCTACCACGTTGAACGGGCAAACACCGGCGCAGATTCAAACGCCGGTGGATACCCTCATCAACACTCACGCAGCGCGTACCAACAACGCCCACACGCTGACGCCTGAGCAACTCAATGCGTACACGCCGAATGAACTGGCAGATCTCACTGACCCGCTGTTGCGGGTGGGTCTCCTGCCACTCAGTCAGTTTGGCGCGTTGAGTGCCACGGCGTTGGCTGTGTCGTACACCGGTATGAGTATCGTGTTCACGGGCACTATCCCACTCATGATCAGCGGTAAGTCCTACTCGCTGTCCGGCCAGACGATTCCATTGACGGGTACTCCAGCCAACAAGACGATTTTCGTCTACGTCACCATCGCTAACGAGTTGGCTTCTATTACCTTGTCGGACGTCTGGTTGTCGGAGAGTACGACTCGGATGTACATCGGTTCGGTCACGACCAACGCCACGCAGATCGTCAGCGGTACTATCGGTAAGTTCTGTAAGATCGATAACTTCCGTCTGACGCCGTCGGGTATGGGTGCTGGTATCCCATCGTCCACAGGTCTACCAACCGCGACTGGTACTATCCCAGCCGACTGGAAACCATAACGAGGTCAAGTAATGAGTGCCATCACCATTTTGGTAGACAACATGGCGGCCGAGTTCAATCGCATGAAGGGTCACTTGTTGACCCTACTTGCACGTAAGGCGGAGGGGGCTGATGTGGCCGACAACACCTTACGACTTGGCGAATACACGGCGACTTCGCTTGGCAACGAAGCCAAGGCTGAAGCTAACCTCCACATCAACAATAAAGAAAACCCTCACGGCACAACGGCCATCCAGCTGCTGGGTACGATCAAGCCGACGGTGGACAACTCCATCGCCGGACGCATCCCTGAGGGTATTCTGCCGATCTCTCGCTACGGTGAGTTGACTAACGCCGCTATCCCGGTGTCGTCCACTGGGTTGACCGTGACATTCACGGCTGATGTAGCGGCCATGATGAACGGGTACAGCCGTAAGGTGGCTCCGTTCAGTATCGATCTGTCGCCGAGCACGACCTACTACGTGTACCTGCGTTGGAACGGTAGTGCGATCAGCTACTACTTCAGCACCCAGGACTTGGCTGAGACCGCTACCCGGATGTACATCGGTCGGGTGGTGACCAGTGCCACGGCAGTGGCGACATTGTCGATCTCTCGGGTGACGCGGATTGACACGTATCGGGTCAGCACCTCGCCAATCGGTTCTGCTATCCCGGTAGCAACTGGTAATGCGAGCGATCCTTCGAAGCTGGCTGCTGGCTGGTTCAACTAATTAGAGGTCATTACAATGGCTGGTACCATCTTCAAATACCCGTTGGACCTCCTGGGGACAAGCCCAACCAACAAGGTGACGAACGAAGTGCACACGATCGGCGCTTTGCGTGGTCGTTTGTTCGCAGCGGACTACGGTCCGTTCTTCGGTTCTACCGCCATCATCAAGGACGTCGTCTCTGGCAAGGTCCTGGTTCCGGTTACCGACTACGTGTTGGTCCACCACTACCGTGAGGCTTCCCTCGCCACTGGTCAGTCGGTCTACACCGCGGTACGGATCATCAACCCGACTGTGGGCACTCAGGTCTCCATCAGTGCGCAAATGGTCGGTGGTGAGTTCTCGTATTCCCTGTACGCTATCTTGCAGGCAATCGAGGATCTGACGGATGATAACCGGGTTATTGCCTGGGGTGACATCATCGGTATCCCGTCGCAATTTGTGCCGACACCACACTTGCACAGTGCCTACGACTTATATGGTCTCAAATATCTGATCGAGTCCAACTATGACATCGCAGCAGCCATCCGTGAGGGTGACACTGCCAGTCGTCAACTGTTGCTCGACCAGATTCGTGCGAAGTTTGCGGACTACGATGCGTTCTGCCTGGGCATCGCGAATGAGTTTGACATCGCAGCGTCCGAACTCGCGCTTCTGTAATCTTTCGATAGGAACTACCGGTCATGGCAAACAATGATGCAGCCCTGGCTGCTCTGAAAGTCCAGCTGAAAGACTTCAAAGTGGAGTTGATCAAGGCTCTCGATAAACCTGCGGATTTTGCGGACTACGCGGACACCGCAGTTAAGCTCGGCGGTAAGACTCCCGCTGAGATCTCGGCATTGGCAGTAGCTGAGGTCACTAAGCACACCCAGAAGGTTGGGATCAACGTCCACAACCTCAAACCAGGTGATGTGGGTAGTTACTCGGCTATCGAGTACGAAGCCAAGTTCGACATGCTGGCTGACAACAATGGTGGCGTTCCGCTGAGTTTCTACGGTGACAACGAGTTTCTACCACCTGCGGTGACCGGTAGTTACGAATCGGGCAGTAACACCACGCCGTACAACAACGTGGCGATGATGATGGAGGATAACGGTACGCTGATGATCCTCCGTTCGGGTACCGATGGTGACAGCGCAGGTGTGTACTACTCGTACCTGCGTAACGCCATGACGGAAACGGACATGAACAACTTGGTCATGACCAACGTTGAGTATCGTCCCGCTTACTTCCCAGCCGGGATGCGAGCCAAGGCGATCCTCAACGGTACCCAAGATGTCATCACGGGTATCATGAAGGACTCAGTCACTGGTGCGCACACAGGTTACTTCATCTCGTTGACCAACAACACGATGGACCAAACCAAGCACACCGGTGTCTTCGTCCCGAATGGCAACTTCCTCGAGGTCAAGGGTCCGATGCCGGCCCTGTACCACATCCCGTTTGGGTTCGTGAAGGGTAACTACGTCTACATCCTGCACGACATCCATCAGGAAGGTAAGATGGGTCACCGTGTATGGCGGCTCAACAAGAACGACCTGATCACCGGCGTCTTCAACGGCGCTACTCGCATCACGGGTTGGACCATCAATCGCGGTGTTGCAGGTACTGTGATCCGAGATGACATCATCCTGTTTGACGACGTCATCAGCTCTTCGAACAACACCGGCAAGCCAAACACCACGGTCTGGGCAACCAACGGCTCCAACACGCCGTCCGCCCTCACTCGTGACAACGGCAACACCGGCATTTTCTTCGCACACTACGTGCAGTACTATCCCGGCGATAATGCGACCCAGATCACCGGCTATCAATGGTACTTCAAGTACGAGTTCAACGAGAACAAGCAGATCGATGTGTCGCCGTACCACAACTGGAAGGCGTCCATCAATTACGGTGCGGCTGGCTGGGATGTGTCGGAATCGGCCTGCTTGCGTACGTTCGCCAAAACCTCTCACCAAGATTGGCATTACGGTCAGGACACGTCGTCGATCTATTCCAACATCTATAACCAGGTGTGGTTGTGGACATCGACCTCGTACCAGTCGATTAACCTCAGCATGGTGCGGTTCGCCTACGACACAACGCTCGACCCGATGGAAGTGTTGGCGGGTGAGCACGACTATCAGGCAGGTTCTCGAGTATATCCGGTAGGTCGCTTTGGTAGTGCGCTGACAACGTCTTACCGCGCCGTGAGTAACGTGGGTGACGATGTGGTCACCTGTCTGAACTACGGTCGTTATAATGGCGTGGTGGATAACTTCTACGTACGGTCGGTACTTCAAGGCAACCCAACGTTCCAGTATTCGTCGGTGACGGGTAACTATGCGTTTAAAGGGTTCGCTCCGACATCCGATCGGACTTCCTATAACGAACTCGGCGTAACGCCAACCAACTTCAGACGTTTCCTGAACGAAGCGTCGCCTGGCGTGTCGAAAGTATCTCAGGCGCGGTTCTCGAATTGGTGGCCTGCCGAGACGTCGCGGGCAGCGAACGTGGATCGTAACCTACAACTGTCCGGATCGATCACTGTTCCTCAGGCTGTGATGGCAAGCCTACATGCGCAGATCTTGGGTGATATGTCAGCTCGCGGTTACGCCTTGTCGACCATTCCGCCTGGCGTCCCGATGATGGCGTTTGAGCTCATCATCCCGCAGGTCTATACCGACTTGCCGCCATTCGTGATCGGTACGTACATCCACACCGACCGGGCGCTTTACGTGTTCTGCTATCCGGTGAACATCTCGGGTAGTCGTCAGGCGGTAACGGGTGCGTCGATCACGGGCGCTGGGATGATGCTAACCAGGGCCAACAGTGGCAACACTCTGATGGGCCTGGTTCCTGAACAGGATGCTGGTCAGGTGGCTATCCGTCGCGTGAACGGCGGATTCGTGATTGGTTACTCTGACAGTAGCTACTACGGCGTCGTGGGTAACAACGGTCACGTCATGCTGACTATGCAGTACACCCCAGGTGGCGGCTTCGCCAACGTCGGACTGACGCACTGGGACTACTGGAATGGTACGGCACCGGGCGGTTGGGTGAACTTACCTAGTCGTGGTCTGTATTGGGTCCTGTCGTCGGAATTCATCTACGGTGAGGTTGACTGTGGATCGAAGATGGTGGCTGCGGTGTGTGCGACTGACCAACTCACGACGTTGAGCGTCCCTGAACTCGTGACTCGGGCCAAGGATCCTAACTACGGCATCATCATGATCTCGCAACGCGTGGTGAGTGCGTGGACTGTTTACTTCTCCGATGAAACACCGGCGATGCTCGACGGTTACTACAAACCAGTGAAGCCGTTCAACTACAATCTCAATCCAGCGACCGATGGGAATAAGACGTTCCATGTGTGGTTGGTGCGAGTGGGTGATGAACTGCAATACAAGATCAACGACACCACCACCGTGGCACCTGCGGCACCTGCGTTGTACCTGGGCTACTTCACCACGATCAGTACAGGCCTGAGTGTGATCAACATTCAGAAGCATGTGGCGGTAGATGGTTACATGTTGTCGCCAGAAGATCGCGGTTCGTCTCTCTCGTTGACCTCGGGTACTCCAAACTCCTACGGTCGCCTCAACTGGAAATAACTCATGGCCACAAGCGCAGAGATGTTAGCAGCTCTCAGCTTGAAGTTCGGCAAGTACAAGACTCAGATCTTTCGGCTGATCAAGTCGAAGGCGGGTCGCGTCAGAGAGTCTGGAGACACAGACAAACTCACCGGACTCTCGCTGGCAGATATCATCGCCATCATCAAGGGCGAGGTTACCACCCACGAGACCGCCAAGCCTAGCTCTCACGGCGAAACCTTGGCTCAACTGGGTGGCATGGCCAAATCGACGTACGACGCGAAGTCGGCGGTGTACTTCCCCAAGGATGCCTTCCCGATCAGCAAGGTCCCATTGATCGCTGCAACCATCGCTGGCAGTAACCTCAACGTACCTGCCAGTACCCTGATCTTCAACGGTCGTACTGTCGTGGTACCTGGAGCGGCATTGGCGTTGGGCGCTGGGTCTAAGTACTACGTCAAGGTCACGTTCACGGGAGAGCCTCCGGCGGTTGTTGGGACGTTCTCCCTGGACGCGGATGCTAGCGAAGGTCAGTACGAGTTCGCGATTGGCGTCGCTACCAAGTCAGGTAGTACGTGGAGTGTCGTGATGGAGAAGGGTGCACGTATTGGCTACTTCCCGATCACTGATGCACCGCGTGGTCAAGGTATCCCGCACTCGACTGGTACTCAGGCTGCTCAGGGTACTCTTCCGTCCACTTGGTTCCAATAAGGAGGCATCATGGCTGGTCCTATTTCAGCTCTCAAGCTCTTCCGGACCAAGTCGTTCTTGAAATACCGTAACGAGATGATCCGCATCCTTAAAGTGCGGATTCGTCCCCTGGCTGTTCGCTCTGGCGATGCCGGTATCCTCAAGGTCGACTGGACTGTCGCCAAACTCCTACAAGCAGCGCGGGACGCACTCGCGACTCACGCTGCCAGGAAGGACAACCCACACGGGGAGTCCATGGTCAGTATCGGTTCGTACTCCGCCCCTATGGTGGATGGGCTACTCACCACGAAGATCCCACGATCCATCGTACCGCTGTCTCACTACGGATGGCTTGATAGTCGGGCTGTTAACGTCGCGACTATCTGGACAAGCAGTGCGTTTCGTATTACCTGTAACAAGGTCGTACCGATCGTGATGTCTGGCGTTCCGTACAACGTTCCGATTGCTACGCTCGACTTGGCTTCGGCAGATCCATCGCCAGCCAACAAGACGTTCTACCTGTTCGTGAAGCTGCGGTTTGGTCAGGTACTGTACCAGGTGCGTACGGATTCTCCTCCTGAGTCCGCCACGATCATGTACATCGGCACCGTGGTCACTAACGGTACGGGCGTTGCGTCGATCACGGTGGCTCCTGTTGTCCGGATCAGCACCTTCCGTCCAAGCCTCATCCCGCGTGGTTCGGTCATCCCTGTATCGGCTGGTACTATCGATGCACCGACCAAACTCCCAGCTACCTGGAATCCTCTGTAAGGAAGAACAATGCCGCACCCAATCCCGGAAAGCCCCACCAACGTGCAGCACACCAACCCCTACGTCGGGGTGGACCGTGGTTTGATGATGTTGCGAGGTCGTTACACTGGCTTCGCTCGCATTCATGCCGCTCGATGGATCTGTAGTGGTCCACCAGGCGGTGTCAGCCGTCTTGAGTTCCAGGTGATGCGCTACGCTACCATGCCGACCACTCCAGCTCAGTACGCCGCAGGGACGATCCTGAAGGCACCTGACAATAGCGATTGGTTTGACTGCATCTCCAAAGGGGATTGCACCAAGCCGATCATGGTCGAGTATTACGCCAAGAACACCTTCCAGACGTACTACATGCTGGAAGACGACATCGAGATGCTCAGTGATGAGCAGAAGACGTCGATCGCGTTGCAGGCGTTGGAGTTCACCAAGACCATTGGTCGCAAGTACAACATCCGTGACATGGAGTTGGTGGCAGCATTCAATGCCAGCAGCACTACTCCGCTCACGCTCACGTCTCGGACCCTGGAGTTCTCCTACGGTCCAGACACTGCTCCAAAGGACGTTGTCCTCACCACGCTGGTAGAAGACGACCCAGTACGGGAAGTCATTCGCTACATCAAGTCCCAGCCTCAGTAAGGAGAGTTCCATGGCTACCACGCCAAACAAGACCATCCTCGAAACCCAGACCTGGCTCAAGCAATTGGGCTTCAATCCTGGGACTCCGGATGGCATCTGGGGTAACAACTCCGAGAAGGCGTATCAGGCCCTGCTGGCGAGTAACATCGTTAGCAATGACGCTGTCGATATCCCTTGGGGTAAGAAATTCACCGAGCAGGAGATCACCAAGCTGCGTCAGGTGGTTCGTAACCTCGGTTTACCACCGCATAACGTCCAGGACTTCATGGGCTGCATGGCGTGGGAGACTGGTGAGACTTTCAGTCCATCGATCAAGTCTCCTGTATCCACTGCAACCGGCTTGATCCAGTTCATGAAGAACACGGCTATCGGCCTGGGTACGACCGTCGAAGCTCTGGCCAAGATGTCTGTGGTCGAGCAACTGGGCTACGTGGAGAAACACTTCCTGCCTTACCGCAAGAAGATCCAGAACCTGGGCGACATCTATTTGGCCATCCTATGGCCAGCCGGTATCGGCAAGTCAGACGACACCGTGCTGTGGCAAGAAGGCGACAGTCAGTTCCTTCCGAACAAAGGCATCGACTTCAACGCTGATGGCAAGATCACCCGCTTGGAGTGCATCCAGAAAGTGCGCAACAAGTTGGTGAAAGGTTTCCTGCCTGGCAACGTTCGCAAGGCTGCGTAAACAAAAAAAAGAAAGCTAGAGACAGGAGCGTAAGCTCCTGTCTCTATGCTGTTAACGTAGTGTCACTACCGCGAACTGCCGAGCAACTTTACGGATGCGGTTCTTCGCACGCAGAGACTTGTTGTTGAAGATCTGCTGCGCCAGCTTATGCATACTCTTCTTCATGTGTGAGGATTTCACGCGACTTGGCGTGATGGCGTAGTTGAAGGTATCACCACAGAAGTCTGCGTTGAATGTGCGGCTCATTTGTCACTTTCCTTATTGAGTTGGTCGACGTAACTGTATTGAACGGGCTTACTCGCGTCGATGTCGAGAGGTTGGTTAGCGCGGCCAGTAAACCCATCGTTCTCCAACATGATCTTCATGTCGGGTGTGAGATCAAACACCTTCGGTTCGTGGACATTACCGTCTTTGTCTCGGTAAGTTACCGTGTTTGGATTGATCGCCCCTTCAACGTCCATGTCAGGCCAGGTGGCTGTGAGGTATTCGCGCAGTGTGGGGAAGTCGATGTACTCGTCATGCGCCACATAGGCCTGGATGCTGGTTTGTAGTACGTGGGACAAATGCTTGGTCTGGGTCTCTCGATCCGCCTGCATAACGAGCATGGCCAACTTCTGGGTGGTGACCTGGTAGAACCCGATGAGGCGCTTGAGGATATCCTCGATAGGCTCGCCAGCGACTTGTTCTTTATTCAACTGATCGCGCACCAGGGTGCAGATATTGAACATTGCGAGTGCTTCTTTATGCTGATGCCACATGACGATTCTCCAGATAAAAGAAAAGAGTGAGTGGCGGGGATTGCTCCCCGCCCTCTAGTACTTACGCAGCTTTGTTCAGGTGCCACTCGCTGATGCGAGCTTCCTTGTCGAAGCTGTTGTACTTGGCGCAGTCTTCGTTGAACTGCAAGATGGCGCCTTCGACGTCACCCTTGAAACGATCGATGCGAACGTTACCGCCGACGGACCACTCGGACAGATGCACTTTGCCCGCTTCGTCGATGTAGCATTTGTTGATGCAGAACAGGCTGTTGGTGTAGCCGATGAAGGCATGTTCCTTACCCTGTTCTTTGTAGATGCCGAACATCTGGGCTTTCGATTCGCCATCACGACCCTTGCGGTGATCGTCGATGAACATGCCACCATTGGCTTGCAGGGCGGCGATTACAGCTACAGCGGATTCATTGCGCGACATAAGCTTGTCCTCCACGGACTTTAGGTTGGGGAGACTCATGCCTCCCCGGATTGGTTTGTATTACAGAGCGAACGATTTGGTTTCGTTCAGGATCTTGTTCACCAGGAACACTGGAACCATGAAGCCGATTGGCATGTCCTCTTCGGCAAACCGCTCTTCCAACTCAGCCATGATACGCTCGACGTGAGTTTCTTCTTCCAGGTCGAGGTAGCCGTCGGTGATCTTGGTGCCGATGGACGAGTTATGGAAACGCTCGGCAGTCATGACGGCGAACTCCATTTGTTCAGCGTCCAGTTTGGATTCGTCGTACTTGGCCATGACCCGGATGCGGTCAACGATGAAGTTCATCTGAGCCAGGCATTCTTCCGACAGGCGGACCATCACTGTGCCATCGTTAACGATCTTGTTGCGCAGGGAAGCTTCGATTGCAGCGATAGCGATTTGAGTAGTCATGTTAATGTCCTCCACGGACTAAGTAATTGCGATTGATGAATCAGATGGTTGATTCATGACTACTATGTATGACTGAAATAAAGTTAACTGCAAAAAAAAAGAACAGATACCAGCAGGCGTAGTGCCTGCTGGTATCCTACCGCTATTCCTTTAGGTTCTGCAACAAGCCGACCAAGTACTTGATCATGCGCTGTCCATCTTCCCCATCCTCTGTCATGATCCGACAGGTGAGAGGTGCGTAGACCTTGCCACGACTCTTCATTTCGAAGTTCACCAGATGAGCGTGGAAGTTCATCCAGTTGTGCTCGCACGTCGTGTGAGCATTGGTATCGATCGTGACGATGATGTCACTACGGTGATGGTCATGTCCGATGTGCGTCTTGACAGACAAGTCCAACTGCATGCAGCCCATTGGACGTTTCGGACAATCGATGATCTCCCGACGATAATGCTGGAACACCGCCGGTTCAGGATGACCTTCTACAAAGTGCTTAGGCGCCAACGTATCGTTGATCTCGAGGATGAGATCTTGGATGCGTGCGTTATAATTGTTCATCTATCTACTCCCCCGTTAGCCAGGTAATAACCACGGCTGTTGATTTTCAGTTGTTTGACATGTCCAGAGGCGATTGCGTACTTGAGTACCTCATCGTCTACAGCTTCGTAGACCAGTTCAAGGTATCGGACATTCCGTCCACGTACGTCCATCTTGCCGATCAGCGCGTCTAACATCCGGCGCTTGAACATATACGCCAATGCGGCAGGTGGATCTAGCGCAAGGTCACCCAGCCAGAGATCACTAGTACCGCTCGGATACTCCAGCTCAGTGATGCGATCTAACTCAGCGATGAGTCTAGGACAGTGCCCTATGAAAGCGGCTTGTGTATCGAAGCCGCAATACATGGGTTATTCCTCTTCGATTTCAGCCTTGACTTGGAGAAGGCCTTTAGCGCGGATGGCTTTGAACAACAACAACTTACCTGTGTTGATATCCACGTTGTACCACACGGCCAGGTCTTCGACGTCGTCATTGAATTCAATCAACAAAGCCATCGCATCGCCCAGGGTTGGGTTCAACTCTTCGAGCTTATCGCCCAGGTCAGCCATGTGACCTAATGCGGCCTTACCGGTCCACTTATGGTAGTGGATTTCGTACAACGGGAACTCGTACTGATAACGGCCACCGCGGGTGGACCAGCCGATGATCATGGCATCGTAGCCATCTTTACGTTCAGACGCCCAGTAGAAGTTATTCGGCACGGTCAAAGAGGCTGTCACCTCATCCCACTTCTTACGGCTAGACAACTCGAAGCGGTCGCGGTTTTCGTGATAGAAACCGACGAAGTTTTCGAACGCCAGTGTTGTTACAGATTCCATAAAGCTTCCCCTTCAGTATTCGATTGTGATCAACCCATTCCAGGCTGTCGCATAAATCCCAGTGACCTTGTCACACTTCTCTGTCATGGACATGTACAACTCGGCGAGCACGCCATCGTCCACAACGCCTAGTAATGCATTGACGCAGATCGGTAAGCGAGCCTGGGTCTTGGCCATGGTGCCATCGTCCAACATCTGCTCGAGCTTATCCACAGCGTCTTGACCGCGAAAGATCAGGTAATTCATAGTCGGATCAATCGCGGTGCTGTTGACGTACATGTTGATGCCGTACCCATGCTTGACGCACAGATGGATACAGTTGTCCCCTTCGGTAATCTTGAACTCAAATCCTTGAGGTGTATCAGCTTCCAGCAACCGATCCCACAACCCCTTCTCTTTGAAGTCGATGTGATCCCGGTTAGCTTTGTAAAACTCCTCGAACGCTTTGAAGTCATTGCTTGTCTGTGCAGACATGATCGAACCCTCGAATTCTTATTAGTTGAGTTCAGATACCGCAGGTTAGCCTTTTGTTACGAGACCCGATGCAAACAGGTCATCAAGAGAAGGAGGAGGACCCCAGTTCTCAGGCACCACGAAGGGAGTCACGTCCACCACTGGGGATGGAATGAATTCCGGGATGTTGGCAGTGGGTTGGATGTTCCCAGAGAGTACAGCCAGGATGGTTGGCCGCTGATCCTTGAAGGACACCAGGTTGGCTTTCGTCCGGTCAGTCGGATGGAAGCGGACCATCAAGATGTTGCCGTATTGCTTGACGAACTCCAGGTCGAGCAACTCGTCCAGATGGTCAACCTCGCCACGGGCGTAATCGACCTCACCCACTCCAGCGCTGGAGTCAATGAAGTGTTGTGCATATTGCATTGGGCATTCCCCTTTATATCTTGAAATCAAAACTCGGTAGGTAAACAGGTATCTTCACCCGCCGAGTCGCTTTGACCATATCGGTCGTTCCTTTACCGCCTGGGAAGGCAACTACGCCATCCACACCTTCAATCGCCAACATGACTCTGTTGCGAATAGGTCCAGCGGATTTAGGGTACGTGTCCCAATCGGCAGGCTCTGTGTGATAAGGTACACCACGGTCAATGGCCCACTCACGCCCAATCCGATCCACGCCCCTAGCACCCCCTTCAATCAAGAGGGTGATCACCCGTTCACGATGAACGTGATCGAGTACCATGTAGATGAAATCACGGTCCGTGTAATCACGCCCGCCGGAGATTATAATCTTCACGAAGCTGGGTTGATGACATTGATGTCGACCACGGTTCGATCGGTGACGGCATCGCCTACCCGGTAACTGTAGGTACATCCGGTAATTTCATCGCCGTGGACCGCGTAGCTGAACAGCACGTCACAATGCAACAACTCCTCTGCGATGAACGCGTCAACCGCAGCCAACTCTTCTGGCTTGATTCGCCCCCGATGATCGGTAACGAACTCAGTCAGACGCTTAACGATCTGCTTATCGCGATTACTGTCCGACATGTCAAGCCCTCCGGAGATGATAATCTTCATGGCCTTTCAGTACTACCTCCGCAGTGTAAGGGTACCGCTCCCGCCATCGTTGACGCATCTCGATATCCATCGAGTCGTAGGCCCGACGCAGTACATTTGCACGATCGTCAGCGCGCTTCTTGTCAACCAGCCTGGGCATCAGGTAGGTTTCAACGTTGTACTTTTCAGTGGTGGCGTTTTCGTGTCCCCACCATACGCGGATCTTGCCTTTGAAGTCCTTACCGAAACGTTCCTTGAAGAGCGTGCCGAGGTTGCCGGCCTGGATCAACTTGATGCCAAAGCTACGGCGAGAGTTTTCACTGACGTGCACTTCGCCAGTGGCGATATCTTCAATGATGAAGATCGTCTTACGCAGTGCGGTTGCCGCTGGAGCGACCTCCATGTCTACCTGGCTGAAGACAACGTCCAGGATACTGACCCGATCATCACTCAGTTTTAACTCCATCGGTTTCCTGAAGGTTCCGTACAGGCCAGCCTGATTGATCTTACAAGAAACCTCATCCACTGTAAGGCTGGGCATTTGTTCATTAATAGCTTTCATCAGCTTTGGGTCCATCTTCCCTTCCCTCAATTGCTTTGGTTGTTAACGGTGTACGTGCGTCAGTTTACCGGTGGCGATGTTCACATGGACTTCATCACCGGGTGCCAGGTAACCGATATTCACCTCGTCTACTTTGAAGATGAAAATCACGTTACCCGCTTTGACGTGGATTTCTTTAGCGATGCCGTCACTACAGATGACCTTCCACCGACCTAACTCCATCTTCAGAGCCAGACCGATGAGAGGACGAAGCTCTGCGATGTTGTTAGCGCGCATCGCGTGGGTCTTTCGGGCGGAAATTCCGCTCGATGAAGTCTCTTGCCACATCGATGAACTCCTTTTCTTCGTCGGTAGGAACCATCTGTTCACGCATCCGGGTATTAACCGCATGACACTTCAGCCATTCTTGTTCGGTACCGCAGTGACCGCTACACATCGGCTCAATAGCGCCGGACATCAGATGACACCCTTCGATGTCTCGATCACCGGCAATGCCCGTACTGCGTACTTCCCAGGCGGCATTCAGTAGATCTTTTTCACCGATGAGGTAGACGATCTGACCCACAGAGAACTTCTTGTATACCTTCGCGGGTACTGCTACCTGCCACCAGCCTTGCATCAGGTCAAGCAAGGTCTTGGACCACTTACTGTAAACGTTACGCAGGATCTGGATATCCACCGCGTCCATATGGCGCTCGCAGTCGACGCGTTCCATGCGTACCTCTTCACGGCGACGGTCTTTACGATCTTCGACCGCCGGTTCGTTGTCGCCGGTACCGAGTGGAGGTTTCGTTGGTACGCCCCAGGTATTGAACAACGGAACCTTTAAACCGTGCCCGAAGTTCAACATGACGCCATGCGGTGCACTTTGACTCTCTGCGAAGTGTTCGATAGCCACCTCGCCGTTGATGCCGACATCCCAAGAGTCGAGGCTGATCTCATTCCCATCGAGGACGATCACCGGATTAGCGTTGCTACGATGTAGTTCCTGACGCACGTTGTACGAGAGGTACAGCTTCGTGAGGGCAGTGAGTTCAGCAGGGTTTATACGGAAGCTGCGGATGAAATCGTT